GCGCGTGCGCCACAAGCGGGGCAGGGACGCCAACGGGCGCGGAAGTGTTTATCACAACTTCCACTACTACGTCAGTGGAATATGCGCTGGCTTCAAATCCCGGTAGCTGCGCGGGCGGCGCGATGCTATTCCCCGATGTGCGGCAGTTTGATGAGCGAGTTTACGAGAACGATCCAGCAGGCAACGTGGGTGCTACACCGACATTCAGCCCAGTGGGCGGAATGTATGTTGGTACGCAAAGTGTTACGATAAGCGTAACCGGATCGGCCCCGGTTATTTGCTACACCACCAACGGCGCAACTCCGGCGACCAACGGAACCAGCGGCTGCACTACAGGCACGCTATACACGACTGCAATCTCCGTGTCCGCCAGCGAGACCGTCAAAGCCATCAATGGTGGCACGGGATACTTCGACGGCGCTGTCGGCAGCGCCACTTATACGATTAACGCCACCGGGGCCACGCCGACATTCAGTCCCGTGGCTGGAACCTACACGGGCACCCAAAGCGTCACCATCAGTGTTACTGGGTCCGCGCCGGTAATTTGCTACACCGTGAACGGATCAACGCCTGTGACGAACGGCACCTCGGGCTGCACCACCGGCACTTTGTACACCACTGCAATATCGGTGGCGTCAAGTGAAACCGTTAAGGCAATCAACGGCGGAACGGGCTATGTAGACGGCTCGGTCGGAAGCGCCGCGTATGTCATCAACGGTACCGGAGCGTTACCCACTTTTAGCCCCGTAGCTGGAACCTATACTGGTGCCCAAAGCGTCACCATCAGTGTATCGGGTTCCGCACCAGTCATATGCTATACTGTCAATGGTGCGACCCCGGCAACAAACGGAACCAGTGGCTGCACAACTGGTACTCTTTACTCAACGGCCATCTCGGTCGCCGCGAGTGAGACGGTCAAAGCCATAAATGGCGGGACCGGGTACAGTGACGGATCAGTAGCGAGTGCGGCGTATATCATCAACTCTAGCTCGTCCACCCCGGCGCCCGCGACGGGATTTTTCGTAAGCGTACCATGAGGTAATATCGATGAAAGCGTTTCGCGCACTGGTGTTGGCACTGACGAGCTTGGCTATTGTGGGCTCGGTCCACGCACAAGCAACGCTGACGTATTCCGCGTCCGTCACCCCAGGCATTGCGGGATATATCCCGCTTCGCGCACCCTGTACCGTAGCGGTCACTGGCGGCACTCCAACCGCAGGTGGGGGAATCTCCAACGGCTTTTGCTCCGCGCCGGGAACCTTCTCGCCAATCGGCAATCCCCCAATCACGGCATTGTCTTACGTGGATAACTCCGGCCCAGGCAATTTTGTTTACGAAATAGAAGTGACGTGCCCACCAAACGGATGCAATAACGGCACCTCCGTTGTCGCCACGGGCACGAGTTTGCCGTCGAGCTCGGTTGCAGTTTTTATTCCGGCTACCGCACCTTCGGCGCCCCTACCTCCGATTAGTTTGTCTCTGACCGTAAACGAACCATCGAGCGCTAGGTTACCTGTTCAACCCACCCTCGCCCATCCCTTGGCCGCAAGTTGCTCCACCTATACCAGTGGCGGCACAGTGTCTTGTGCATATCCGTTGAATGTTACCGCCGGGAATATAGCGTACGTGTTAGTAATTGCGTCAGGAGGCGGTGGGGTTATTTCCACGCCATCATGTGCTGGAACCGCCACGGTCGGAGCCTTCAGCGCTGTCGGCGTAGGGGCCATATCCAGTAGCGCGGTGGCCCAGTGGTATTCCGCAAACATTACGGTGAGTGGGTCTTGCATAGTGTCTGCAAAATATTCGGCGAGCGCCAATGTCGCCGTGTTCCCATACGAAGCCAACTCAATCGGCCCCGATGGCGGGATGAACCCCGTCTATAACAACAACACAACCAACTGCACATCTTGCTCAACGGGCAACATTACAACTTCAACCGCAAACGATCTTGTGCTGTACGGGCAGCAGCAAGAAGGATCCGCGGAAACTTATTCGGCGGTCACGCCTTACTCAGTGTTGAGTCAATCCAGTTTGCTGGGGAACAACACTTCGTTCCTAGTTGCTGGCTACACGGCATCGGCGGCAGGCGTCGTCTCCGGCACATTCACAAAAACCAACGGCTATCAATTTCTGGAAGGGATTTTGGCAGTTAAGTAAAACTGAGGAGCGATATATGAACCGAGTACCGAAGATTTTCTTTGCAATTCTTGCATGCTTAGTCGTGACTCCAGTGATGTTCGGCCAGAGTGTCACGCTCAATTGGGGTAACTCTCCGACGCCCGGCATCGCTGGGTACACGGTTGAGCGGGCGATCTACACTGGCTCCATCCCGCCCGCATCCGCCTTCACTCCGCTCAACACTACGCTAATTCCTGGCCTGACGTTTACTGACTCGACTGTGGTCTCCGTTCCTCCGGTGATCAGCAGTCTCAGTATATCATCTGCGCCCGTTGGATCGACGGTTACGATTACAGGCACTGGTTTCGGCGTCGCGCAGGGAACCGTCGCATTCAACGCCACCCCGGCCATCGTATCATCGTGGAGTGCTACGTCTATCGTCGTAACCGTGCCCATCGGAGCCATAACCGGAAATGTCGTCGTGACCACCCCTAACGGCTTTGCTTACGTGTATGCCGTGACAAGTTCGTGTCCCCCTGGCGGGTGTATGTCTGGGGGAGTCGTGGTGGCGACAGGCACCTCGGTATTCTCCAACGAATTGACGGGATCGTCACCATCGGTTACATCTGTCGGGGTACCTTTCACTGTTACCACGGCACCGCCGCCCGTTGCGCCTACCTTGACCATCACGGTCAACCCGGTCGCCAGCATCGCTAATCCGTTTCCCACGGGCACGCTCTTCAATTTGTATTGTAGCCTGCCCGGCGGCCCATCAATTTTGGTGAATGGCGCACCTTTTACCGCGTCAAGCTATCTGATGCAGCCGATACCATCGGGCACCACTTCCTGCCAGGCTGCCGCGCTTGTGCCGGGCGGGACCGCATATGTTTTGGGACCGGCGGCCACTATATCCGTCAACTAAACTCGTAAAAAGACTTATCCAACCATATTAGAGGAACCGAGTCGTGTTTACGTGGTTGGCGAAAGCATTTTCCGAGGGATCGCCCGATTTTGATCCCAGTTCTGCCCGAGCGCTGAGTGCAATTTGCACTTTGGCGTCCATCAGTTGGGTTTGGTACATGCTTATCCACACCCACCTGTGGCCGGACGCGGTTACGTTCGCTGGGATAACGACATTCAGTACGATTCACTACGCGACCAATAAGTTGACCGCCGGAATCGGAAAATAATTTCTTCTTACCCGCGCGAGGGGAGCAGCCCGAGCCATGCCTACGAATCCCATCTTCGAAGTCGATCCCATTCTTCTGCAAAAATACCGGGACTCGGTAGCCCTTGCTAATTTTCCCAAAAAATTTCTAAAATTCTTCGAGGGCTGGCCCGAAGAAAAAAAGAAGAAATGGTTCCGGGAAAGGTATAAGTGTCTGCGCTGGCACTTGTACTTGAGTGGGTATGTAGACGACGAGGGTGCCGAACCAGACAAACCGAAAGAGCACATCCCGATCCTTGGGATGGATTTTCAAAACGATCCTCACTCGCAATTGTTCAGCCGGTTTTTGCAGAAGCGGCCAGGGGAGGGTCTTGTTCTGTCCGACCTGGACGTACTGACCAAGAAAAGAATGATACTGTGGAGCAGGGGGCTCTTTAAGACTTCGGCCATCGTTGTGGACATCGTTCAAACCATCCTGAACTATCCCAATGTGCGTATTTGTTTCCTGACCGGCGGAGACCAGCTTGCCAAGCGCCAATTGGCCCGCGTGAAACGGGTGTTCGAGCGACCTACGGATCGTTTCAAATTTCTATTTCCTGAGTTTTGTCTGAAAAGTGTCAGAAATCGACAAATTCAGGACGATCTCGATCCTCGTGCGTGGTCAGATGAATTATGCAAAATGGGCAACGCTCACGAGTTCACTGTACCCGCGCGCACCAGTGATATTTTCGCCGAACCTACGTTTGCAATTTCTACTGCGAAGTCGGTTAAAGCGGGATCGCACTTTGACCTCATCTACATCGACGACTTGGTAAACGAGCAAAACTTCCGCAGCGTAAAAACTCTGGAAAAGTGCTACGAGGACTATCTCAGCATTTGCCCGCTACTTGAGCCTAGCGGATTCATTGTCGTAACGGGCACGCGATACAGTTTCGGCGACACCTACGAAAGAATTCAGGATGCGGCCAAAGAAGAAGGGCAGTTAATTGGGCGCACCATCTGGAAATTCTCGATTCGAGATTGCTGGTCGCATGGTTGCGCCAATTGCCCGCACACCGACGTGTACCATGACTACGAAAAAAATGTAAGTCAGCCGCCATGCACTGTATCTGGGTGCAATTGTCCAGGGTTTCAAACCAACGGTTCGAAGGGTGTTCTGTTTCCGCAAACGCGAACATTGGACGGTCGGTCCATCGGGCATACGCTGGAGTTTCTTGAGGGTGAAAAAATTAGGCTGGGGGAGGAATTCTTCGCTTGTCAATACTGCAACCTACCTATCGCGGAAGGTGCCCAAACTTTCACCGAAACACTCATCGGCGGCCAAACTTTACACGAGTTAACTCAAATTCCACCGTACTCACAATCAAAAACTTTCGTGGTCGGAGATTTAGCCTACGTGGCTCAAGCAGGCCGGGATAATTCAGTGCTGTTTGTGTGCCGCGTCTTCCAAGGACGCATCTATGTCTTTGATTGCCTCTTCGGCCACTGGGACTCTCAGCAAGTTGCAGAAAATACAGTCAACGTACTGCTGAAACACCGGCCTGACTACATATTTTACGAAAGGTTTAGCGGGTGGGAAGCCTATAACAATGTGATCACCACGTATGCCGCAGAAAAAGGCATTCAAAGAATCCCTCTTCAGTGGGAAAAAATACCTCAAACCAACAACGCCAAGCTAACGCGCATCGGTTCGATAAAAGGCCCGCTCGGAAACCAGCGTTTATGGCTCTACGGCGGCATGCCAGGCTACGCGACACTGGTACAGCAGCTTGTGAAATGGCCGAAGTTGGGGCGCCATGACGATTTTGCGGATTGCTTGGGGATGGTGGTTACGGTTCCGACAGGGTACCAATTCGAGAACCCACCGCAAATCGTCACGACCGCGAATTGGCTGCGGAAATTGAACGAATCGGCGCAGCCAAGTGACGACTATTCGGATGGAGGATGCGGGTCCGGGATCGTGTGCGGTTAAGGCTCGTAATAAGACTTTTTGCACCATAAATGAGAACCCTTTATGCCCGATGAACTCAAAAAAGACGTAGACTCTACTGTCCATTTTCAGGACCAAGGGCAGATGCGTGTTTTGGATTTGCCGGGCGCCATCCCCTCCGGCGAAACAGGTCTCCCGCTGCTGCCAACAGATGTCGCGTTTGAAGATCAGCGGCGATCTGATGCCTCGATGTTAAAAGAGGCCGTAAGCAATAGGCTGGAGAGCGAAACCTTCATCTCAACTCGTGGGCTCATTGGCCGATGGAACACTGCTGAACTGATGCTTCGCGCAGCGGTCGAACCCGTCAAGTGGAAAGGTACCGATCAATTTCGATCACACTTGGGCATTCCTCTTGTGGCCGAGCAATTCTACAGCATTCATAGCGTCGTCAATCAGACTTTGCTTGGCGGCTACCAAAGTTTCAAAATCGACCCCACGTCAGGCACGCCACTTGAGTGCGCCGAGGCCCAGCAAGCCATCCTGAACGCCCAACTCAAGACTTGTGGGTATAAAGGTGTCTCGATCAAATCCGAGATGCGTGAAGTCACCTACGATGGTTTGTTCTATGGCTTTGGAGTCGTTCACTATGGTTGGGAAAAAGTAAAGAAAAACGTCATCAAAAAAGTTCAGAAGAGTCATCCTCAAAGCTTGGGCGTAGGCGGCAATCTGGTCATCGTTCCACAAGTGGTGGACGAAGACGAAATCGAAGAGAAAACTGTTGGAATATCCGAAACCAACCAGCCCAAGTTTGAGCACGTTCCCATTCGCCGCGCGCGATATGCTCCCGACCTCCGTCGTGGCGATCCTCGCGTGGCCGAATGGTTTGGTCGAATCATCTACGTCACCGGGTACCAACTGGATGCATTGCGCAACACGCAGGGCTGGAATATCCCTACCCGCGCGCAACTCGTAGCGCTGACCACGCCGCAAATGCAAAGTGAGTCTGCGACCAATCCGCTTGAGACTTTGGGCTCGAACACAGGCAACCCAATTTTCCAGCAAACCACAACTCCGCAAAAAGCCTATCCTGAAAACTACACCGACCGGACTTCGCACGACCCTTTGATGCGCAAGTTTGAGTTGTTCGACTACTGGACTCCGTTTCGCCATGGTGTGTTTCTTGGCAGCGAATATACTTTGCTGAATGAAACGCACGACAACGGTCGCCCGCCGTTTCTGGGATTCTGCTTCCGCAACGCCCCTGATTCCGCCCACGGATACGGCATCGCTTATTGGCTGACAGACTTTCAACGTATCTGCCAAGGTATCGTCAACGCTTTCATGGACGACGTGAACCTAAACTTGATGGGAACGTATACGGCTCCGGCGGGTACGAATAACAGCGCACAGGCACAATGGATTTTCCCTGGCAAGATTTTCAAGAACGACGGTGCGAATGGCAAACTCGAAGCCATCACGCGCAACGGTATTGACGCAAAAGAGCCATTGGCAATCATCGCTCAAGTAAAAGCTTGGGCGGCTTCGATATCCGGCGCGGGACCGGGCACATTGGGTGCGAACCCAGGCGCCGCCGGGGATATGCGCACGCCTGCGGGTGTGGAAGCTATCTCTGGCGGAGAGTCTGTCAAGTTGCAGGACTTGGTTGACGTGATTTCTGAGCAGGTGTTCACTCCATTTTTGGAGTATTGTATCGAGCAGAACCAGAAACTCAAGCCCAGCCAGATTCGAGCGATGTTGTCTCAAGCGCTCGGCGATGCATTCAAAGCCACGCCACTAGATATTTTGAACGGGACGTACAAAGTTGAAATTTCCGCAGGAACGAAGCTGGCGGCCAGAGAGGCTTTGAATAAATACCTTGGGTTCATCGCTACGATTCTGCAAGCGCCGGGCACGGTGGAGAATTTGGCAGTGCAGGCCATGAAGGTTGACTATAACGCTTTCATGTCTTCACTGTTTGATTCATATGGCCTGCCGTACCGCGAACAAATCCTCGTCCCAATGAACGACGAAGACAAAGCGCGCATGATGGCGAACACTCAGCAGGGGGCCATGCAAAGTAAGGCCGGTATCGTGCAACTTCAAGGCGAAGTGAAAAAGGGTGTAGACAATAACGCCGCCGAAAACCGAATGCTGGTGGAGACAGGCAAACACACTCTGAAGGAGCACGGAAAAACGACGGATCAAACTAACGATTTGGAATTGCAAAAACAACAGCAACAAGCACAGGCGCAAGCGCAGTTCGCGTCTACTCCAGAAGCGCAAGGGCTCGAACGCGCCGCCAAGGGGGCGTTTGCAACTGAGGACGCAAGCGCATTCAAATAACTTGACAAGCAATGTTGTTCGGAGCAGCATAAAGACATGAGCGCAAATCCTAGCCCGATCCATGACTCGACCGCCCCGTTCGAGCCTACATCCACGCCAACAATTGATCGCGCCAATCGGCTAATCAGTCTCCGCGCCAATCCCGGCTTCGGCGACCTGCGCGCACTATCTCAGGAACTTGTGAACGAAGCTGCAATGGCTTGCGCGCGATATGGTGGATGGGACGCACAGCAAATCGTAGTGATGAAAGTTCGCCAACAGTGCGCGCTCGAACATCACGAACAATTGCTGCAGAGAATCAACTCAGCGATTCAAGCTGGCCTCGACGAAGCCCGCGCGCTAATTTCTGACCTGCCCGAGAAGACGCCGGAAGACGCCATGGAGCAGGGAGATTACGTGCGAGTGAAAGTCTTGGAGAAGTTTGACGAAATGGATTCGCGCGTTCCAGGATCATTCTGATGGCCGAAAAATGCAACAAGCTGGCAGAAGCATTTATTCCTCGATGGGGGATGTACTTTTCTTGCGTGCTTGAGAAGGGGCACGAAGGTTCTCATCGCGGCGGCGGAAACTGTTTTACGCATGGGGAGTATGTCGGTATTTCTGGTTGTCCGATTTGCGTATCGCACGAAATATACCACAAGGATGGAATAATGTCAGCTTCGAATGGACTGCCTCCAGTCACCACAACTAATTCTTAGTTTCGGACGCGTAACAAGATTTCAGAAACTTTAAGACTTATTCACCCATAAATATAAGGAGCTTTCAACCATGAGCGATGAAACCGTTGTGCTGAATCCGGTAACCATGAACGCTGAACTGGACGCGGCAGTCAAGGCGGCCATAAATCCCGAGGACTTGCGCGCAGCTATCTTGGCCGAGGCCCAGAAACAGACGGGCGCCACGCAGGCTGAACAGGCTGCGGCGGCCCAAGCGGAAACTGCACGCATTGCTGCCGAGCAGGCTGCGAAGGATGCCGCGACTGCGACAGATTTTTCGCGCACGGAAATAATCGGTGGACGAGAATTCACTTTCACGGCCCCGACCGAACTTGAACTTGAGCGCATGGTATCGAATGCGTACCGAGTGGCTTCGGCGGTCCAGTCACACGAACCCCCGACGCGCGAAGACGTGGTTGATCCCGTTGCGGCGCAAGCTGCGGCTGCGGCCAAGGCAGAGGCTGATGCGGTTGCGCGAGTGGAACTGGAACTGAAATTCAAACGCGGTGAAATTGGCGCGGCGGATTACATCGAGCAGTCTGGCGCGATGGCGGAATATTTGGAAAAGCAAGGCGTTCCCTTGTCCGCGCTGAAAGCTGCCGTCGAACAGAATCAAAGTAGCGCGTATGAGAAATCGTGGGCGGACGCGACGACAGAGTTTTTGAAAAGTTCCGACTGGCCGGGCGGAGAGCGCAACACGGAATTGCTGGGATTGAAGTTGACGGCTTTGCGCGATGCCGAAGGAAAGCCTCTTTCAGAAGCTAAAGACAAAGTTGGCGCGTTGCGTGAGGCATATGCTTCACTGCAGTCGGACAAGATGCTGTTTCCCCCTGACGCACCGGCGTCGGCAACACCCGCGCCTGCTGCACCGGCAGCTACGACCGTTGCGACTTCAGCGGCACCGGCTCCTGTGGCTGCACCCGCTGCGCCAGCCGTTGCTGCGCGAACTGCGCCAACTTCATCGTCGCTATTTGGCGTAAGCTCGGGCACGGGAGCGACAATTGCGACACCGGCGAACGCCGACGCTACAGTAGAGATTCCCGCAGGTGCGACGCCAGGAGAAATTCTGGAAGCATGGAAAGCCGCGAAACTCAAAAACGGACAAGACCCGAACGCTGCGTTTCAAGAAGCGTTTCGCGCGAAGAGGTAAGATGGTAAGGAAACCAATCACGCGGGCAGAATGGAACAAGTTGGTGCGTATTGCAAAAGAGGCTTTGCGTCTCGCGTCGCGGCATGGCCCTGATCACAATGATCGGCTCGCGGTAGTTGAACGAAGGCTGGACCGGATTGGCGCGCCGCAATATCGAAGAGCGTAAAAAAGTTTGAGAGCGTGCGACAACCTCTACCGCTCTCTTTAGCCGAGGATCGGGGGAGCGCCCTAACGCTTCCCCACTCAGGCTCCCTTTAGGGAGGGAAAAATGCCAGTCAAAGGTAGTAGAAAACCCCGTATCTGCAAGAAGTGCGGCGAGCGCGATCCCAACAATTTCTATCCTCCGCATGCCAGCGAATGCAAAACATGTATATGTAAACGAACGCGCGACTATCAACGTGGAAATAATCCGTTTCATCGCCGTCACCATTTGAAGCGGTCATATGGAATTACTCCCGAGCGGTATGAAGAGGAATTAGTAAAACAAAATGGGCTTTGCGCTCTTTGTGGAAAACCCCCGGTTGACGACGATCTTCAAACCACATTAGTAGTAGACCACGACCACAAGACTAAAAAGTTTCGAGCACTTGTTCACGGACGGTGCAACTCGGTGATCGGGTATGCGCAAGAAAACACTGATATTCTGCAGGCTGCAGCGGCTTATCTTCGTCGTCACTCCTAGAAAACAGACTTATCGGACCATAAATAGAGCGAGTCTTCTTGAGCAAGAGCCTCCTCCCAGTAGCCCAACTTGGGCAGAGAAGGTGTCCACTTGATTCTACCTCCGGGCGTCACATCCACGACCTTGGCGGCATTTCCACAAATCGCATATGATCGCACAGCGATCCTTGAGTAAACATAGCTGCTCCTGTCCAGCGAAATCTGGAACAGAAAATCTTCTCTGATTGACTCGAAAGCTGAAATGCCAACGAGGCGGAAGGCGAAAGCCACCGTGAGAGACTAAGCGAGAAGACACCCTTCGGGGTGATGCAATAGTCCGAACTTTCCGGGAATAACAACCGGAAGAGTCAGGCAGAAATGACCTGGCCTCGCGCGAGCGAGTAACAGTCTTGGGCAATTCAACACTCCGTTTTTGGAAGAATTATGCGATTTCCGCCCGCTCCCGCGCCGATCTGGCCGCACGCTCCAGTTCTACGGCCAAACTCCGTACGCTGCCGCGACCTACGATTTGTCTGAAGGCATTCCGGGTCCGTCACTCCAGTTGAACCAAGTCTTCAGCGACGCGTTTGCTGATGAGTATGGTGACTGGATCGGCATCTCGAACGTCGCCCAGCAAATGTTCCTCGCGGACATTACGCTGGACGCGAGCCGCAACCTGTCTTATCGCGGCGCCCTCACGAGCAATCTGATCGCGATCAACGGATTCGAAGCTGCCGCAACCGCGCAGTCGTCCGCTCGCATCGATTTGCTTGACAACGAGTTCATGCTTTCCAACACGATCCGCAAGGCCGAGTCCCAGTTGATGGGCAACGCCGTGCCGGGCCGCGATGGCGGGCTGTACACGAGTGCCATGCACCCCTATGTCGTTTATGATTTTATGAGCGACAACTCTGCGGGCAGCGCCGTTGACGTGCTCAAGCGCTCCGAAGCTGGCGCCAGTGTCCTGAAGAGTGACATGACGCGCGGGTATACGGTGCTGGAATGGAGCGGAGTTCGCATCATCCGCACCCAGACCACGCCGACTTACACGAACTATCCGTCGGTCGGAAAGACCGGATACGGGACGTACATCGTTGGCCGCGAAGCCATGATGGCGTCGGAACTGCTGGGCAACCGCGTGCCGCGCAACCCTAGCTTCAAGGTTAACGTCAAGACATTTGGCGATAACGACATCGACCTTTCGAACCCGATGCTGCAGACAAGGGCAATCGTAAGTTACGACTGGTTTTTGGGTGTGGTGGCCAGGCCCCAGACCAATTCCACTCCTGGGTTTAGACGCGTTCGTTCTGAAGTTAGTGCCATCTGAGGTATCAGCAATCTAACTTTAAGACTTTCTCTCCCATAGATATAGGGAGAGACCATGGAAACCAAAACCTGCACCCGTTGTGGGATCGAGAAGTCGATTGATGAGTTTGCAGTACGCAAGGGATACAAGGGCGGCCATCATACGTGGTGCAAACCCTGCGTCTATGCGCAAGGTCAGGACTGGCGACACCGCAATCCTGATAAAGCGCGGGCGATTTATAATCGGGCGGCAAAGACGGAGCAGGCAGGAATAAAACGTCGAGCCAACCGAAAGAGGATCGCCGAAGAAACTGGAAAAGCCTACGACCACGATTACATGGTTGCATGGCGAGCCAAGAACGTGGCGGAAAATCCAGATTTCTTTTGGGAGAGCAACCTGAGACATAACTACCAAATGTCTCGGGAAAGATACGACGCTCTCCTAGCGAAGCAAAACGGCGGTTGTGCAATCTGCGGTGGCCTCAATGACACAGACAAGAGGCTCTGCGTAGATCACGATCACGGCTGTTGCCCTAATCAGAAGAAGTCCTGCGGTAAATGCGTGCGAGGTTTGTTGTGCTCCCGGTGCAATCACATGCTGGGCCACGCGAAAGACAACCCAGGGATTTTAGCCGCAGGAATCACGTATTTGAATACGCACCAAAAGCAATAGCGTACCTCAAACGGTACGAATAGAGGAGAGACTACAATTTCTAACGCATCGACCATCCGGCGTCAAATCGGCGGCACCCAGCAACTCACCATCGCCCCCTTGCTCGGGACTACCATCACGACCACGCAGTCCGTGTTCCAGTTGAACAACAACGCGCTCACGCTGACCGGCGGGGGCTATATTCCCTTGTCCGCTGGCGTCACCGGCCTCTACCAGGGCACGGGTCAGGTCATCAACATCCATGCTTCCGGCCAATTGACCGGCGGCACGTCAAGCTCGACCACGCTCGCGATTGAACTGTACCAAATTCCCGCGTCCGCGCTGCCGATCCCCTCGACCGACTCCAGCGCCACCGTTTACGGCTTGGGCACCGCTGTCGGCCTACAGGCTGCCGTCACGCTGGGCTCGACTGAAACCGCTGGCTCGTTCGTTCTGGATGCGTACATTCAACTGGACGCTCAGGGCAACATCAATGGTTACTACACCAGCAATATTTTCGGCACGACCAAGGCCCAGACCGTGATCACCACGATCACCGGACTGGTTGGCGAAGCTGACCTGAACTTCCTTCTGACCGCGACTCTCGGCGGCACCGAAACTGGCGTTGTAATCAATCTGGACTTTTTCGAACTCAATTTGGTGTAACACTTTACATCGAATTAGTTCTTGACATTCCCACTGCCCGCTGGTACCTTCGTGGTGCTGGCGGGTAGTCTGCTTTAGCCCGTCTTTAGATTCAAAATTCAGAAGTTCAAGAAAGAGGTGTACCGATGGACGTACGATTCGATCTACTCTTCAAGGGCAACGAGATTCGCCCGGTGAGCCAGGCAGGCCGAGACTTCGTGGCCGAACACGGAACCGGAGCCAATCCCGGAACTTACCAACGCGCGACCGACGCCCGACTCAGCATCTCGACCGAAAGCTTCGCCGAACTCGAACGCCTCTCCGGCGCCGTCACGGCCTAGTCACTCGCAAAAAGTAGTTGACATCCTATCCTCCGAAGGCTTACTCTAGCTTCGGAGGATTTTTGTTATGCTTAAATACTGGTTTGTGCCAATGTGGGTATGGGTCGTGTTTGACCTGGGATTTGTTTCTGGTTTGTACTACGCGTTTCGGGTAAAACAACAATGACCTCCACCGAAAAACTCTACCGCGCGGCCAAGGAAGTTCTGTACATTCTTGAGCCTCTTAACTTGCCCGAGCGCAAACTGATTGAAAAGTTTGCCAGAGCGATTAAGGGTTACGAGCGTGTTCAGAAGTTGAAGTCAATACCTTCGGAGCAGTCGGGACAATAAGACTTTTTTGTCCATAAATGAAGGGTTTTCGTCTGCGGAGACTACCCATGGAGGGTTGTCGGTCTCATAAACCGGCGCCAATTGGCACGCTGAGTTCGATTCTCGGCCTCCGCAACCAATTTTGCCCGAATAGCTCAGTTGGCAGAGCGGCTGTTTTGTAAACAGCGGGTCGGTGGTTCAAGTCCATCTTCGGGCTCCAGATCAAGGAACCAAAAATGTCAGACATCAACATGGACCCATCTCGCGAGCTAGTCATGCTGTGGGTTCGCCACGGCGAGCTAAACATCCAAAATAGATGGGATGGCTGGGGAAATTTCGTACTTTCCCCAGAAGGTCGCCAGTCCGCCGAAAAAGCCGGGCAGTGGCTGGCGTACCAAAAAGTTGGCCGCATCATTTCCTCGGACCTGCCGCGTGCATATCAAACCGCCGAAATCATAATGAACGAGGTGAATGCGGCCTGCCCGTTTCTCGCGACCGATCCAAATCTACGCGCTTGGTTCCTCGGGGACGAGTTTACAGGTAAAGAAAAAACGCCAGAACGCAAAGCCCGACTCCAATATTTTCGAGCCAACCCTGATGTCCCGATCCCTGGCGGCGAAAGCTGGAATCAAGGTGTTGACCGAGTGAAAGTGATTTTTCAGTATGCTTGCTCGCCGTACGAAAGCCTTCCGACGGTGGCTGTGATCCACAATTCGGTCATCAAAATGGCGATGGGTCTTGATGAAAAAGGTGACATCGTGGAACCGGGTGGAATTATTGGGGTATACTTAGACCCTCAAGGTGAATTTGAATTTGAAGTTTTGATGGGCGCGACGAAAATGGACAGCAACGTCATAGCCGACGCGTCGTGTGGATAGCCGTACCCGTTTTGGAGTCGAGTGTACCCATATAAGGGTCGTTTAGCTTCGATGTGTACCGTCATATGGGTACTAATTTAGAAGTACCGAGGAAAATGAACATGGACCCTCAATCTCAAACACAATCTCCGTTCTCCGATCCTGCTTTTCCCATCCTCGACGGAGACCCGGCGATCAACGATAGTCAGCGCGCGGACTTGCATGACGCGTTTTTTAACACAAAATCGCCGGAAGAGTTGGTGGCAAAACTGCAGCCTTTGGCCGTCCCGGAAGACACAAAAGACAAACTTTATCAGGCCAAGAAATCTCTCATGCCCGCTGTCGCGCCTCTCGACAAAGCAATCGGGGCCATCAACACTTTGAAATCTCTGCCTCCCGAAGTCGCCGATTACGCCGAGGCCCATCCTACATTGGCAAAGCTGTTAATTGGGGCCGCGACCACTCCTGAAAAGGCCGCTGACGAGGCTGGCGCAGCCCCTGCCGCGAGTTCAACTACCCGGAAGGGTGGGAAGTCATCCACAAGTAAAAAAGCCTCTGCAGCCGCCCCTGTGGTCCTGCCGCCGCGTCCTGACGGCCTCGAACACTTGCCTCCAGTCGATCCATCCAATTTTCGCGTTTTGGCTTCAGACGGGGGCATCCATGACGTAGATAAACGCCGAATTCACGACGCCTTCGCCATTGATCCAAAATTGCAGGTTTTGAATCCTGACGCCTAAAGGTGCCTTGTGCCTCCCGCGCCCAACGACACAAGCACACTTTCCCCTCAAGCCGCCGCTACCGTACCTGCGCCTCCACCGGACCCGGTAGACGCAAGCGCATCCGCAGCAGCTACCCAAGCTACGCACATCGGCGCCGATCCTAACGAATCCGCCAAGCCATTTGCGACTCGGCTCACTGAAGGCATCGGCCAAGAAGCCAAAGACCAGGTCCAGGATTTTCTCCCTCCGCAAGACCACAAAGAGGTTTTGGCGTTTGAATTACTTGGTCCCGGAGGCTTGCTTGCCTACCGCGCGTCTAAAGAAGTCGCTGCCAAGGTAACCAATCTGGTAAGCGGCAAGTCTACCACCGCCGACTACAACCAAGCCAAATCCGATCTCATACACAGCGTCCAGGATTTCCATGCCAAAAAGTACGGACAAGGTTTGGCTGATACTACTTCGCTCGCATCCGATGCCGTCGGGTCGCTCATGCCTGGCGTGTCCCCCGTGTCCGACAGATTGCGCGCCTTTGCCCAAGGCGCGAAACCCGGCGGTAACTTGGCAGGCGCGGTTGGAAAAACAGCCACGGATGTCGCAGGACTGGCGATAGGAAATGAAGCTGTCGAAGCCGCCAGTGAGTTTGAGCCGGAAGAAACTCGTTTTGCCCGCGCCAAGAATATCACGCCGCCCGCAGAGCCCGCAGATCATATCACCTTCGGCAGCATCGGCGGACAAGAAGTAGCGCCGCCTACGAAGACGATTGACGTTTCGCCTATTTCAGCAACTGAGCCCGGCGCAACAGGAAGCGGCGCGGAAGGAGATGTACGAAAAGCTAACGAAAAAACCATACCGTCCAAAGCGCTGCAGGGACTGAAGAAACCGGGCGGGAAATGACAACCTCCGCCAAAGAAAAACGCCTTCTTCGCATCTTCAATTTGTCTCTGGCCGACCAGCAAAAAATATTGGCTCACCAAAAAGGCTTGTGCGCGATCTGCAAGCGGCCAATGAAAAAGCCTAACACAGATCACAACCACACTTCCGGGCTAATTCGCGGCTTGCTTTGCCCTGCATGTAATCGCGCGCTTGGCCGATTTCGAGACAGTTTGATTCTACTGAGAGCCGCAGTCGATTACTTGGAAAATTCTCCAGCTACGATTGCACTGGGCGCGCCGCGATACGGTCTCCCTGGCCGAGTAGATACCAAGAAGCAGCGCAGGTTGGCGAAGCGTTTAGCGAAGCGTTTAGCAAAGCAACAACTCAGCAAAAATACTTGACATTCCCCCAGAAATAATGTACCTTGGCGAAGTGGTACCACATCCGATTTACCCGATAAGGAGATACAAATGACTTCAGCAATGCCGTTGTACACACTCCGTGCGCCGACGTTCGGCTCGTGGTCGTGGCTCAAGAAGGTCTGTCAGGTTACGTTGATCTGTCTCGGTCTTCTCACGCCTGCCGTCGCTCTACAGGGCTGCACCGCCAGCCAAATCGACGCCTTGATTGCACTCGCTGCCCAACTTGCCGCGAATGCGCTTACCATCACATCCGCCGTCGAAGGCACTCCAATCGACGCCCACGACACGACCCTCATCACTGCATGGCAGCAGGTGTTAACGAATACGGTCAGTTCAGTTGAAGCCAACAAAGCCGCCGGTAACTCGACGCTGCTTTCGATCTCCGAAGCCGCCGAGACGAATCTGCCAGCATTCTTGGCTGCGTCTCAATTCGATAACTCCGTGTTGGCTTCGCGCATCGTCGCCGGTACGGACAGCTTTTTGACGATCATCGAATCCATCGCTACCTTAGTCGGGCAACCGGCGGCGGCGGTGACTACGGTTACGCTCCATAGCGGAATCGTGTACCACATTCCTGTCCGCGTCGTGGTCTCGTCGCAAAATATCGTCAACGGCTGGAACGCAAATGCTTGCCCGGTCGTGGGCGCACCTTGCCGCGCACACGTCCCGACCAAGACTTTGCTGCATCCGTTCTCTTACCGATAACGAAAAATGTACCCACTCAAAAAACCCGCGCCGAAGTATCATCCCAACACCTTACATTTTGCGGCGTTGCGTGATGTGATCTCGGCGCCTTCGCCAACCCCGATACTCCCGTCCGCGCCTGAAAAACGCGGATGGGAGTACGCTGTTCCTGATTCGGTGTGGGCAAAATCCATGCTGGCTAATGACCAAGTGGGCGACTGCGCGGAAGCCAGTTTTCTCCATATCCGCATGGCGAACTCCGCAGCCAATAGAACTCCTGAAATCTTCACCGACAAAGACGCACTTGATTTATACACGGCAGTCACCGGCTACAACCCAAACGCACTGCTGATAGACGGGGAAAATCCAACCGACCAAGGCACCGCGCTCACCGACCTTTTGGCCTACGCGCAGGCCAAAGGTTTGATTCTCGGTTGGGCCGCCGTAAACTGGCGCGATCCTGAAGAACTAAACGCGGCCATAAATGCATTTGGTTCCGTATACACGGGCATTCAAGTCACCGCCAGCATGATGGAAGATTTCGACAACGGCAAACCATGGAATGGCCCGTTTGTCGGCGGAAATCTCGGGGGCCACGCTGTTCCGTTCTTCGGCTTTGGACGATTGGGCCGTACCTGCATAACATGGGCAAAGCGCCAGCAAGTTGGTCCGGCATTTGTGGAGTGTTTCGACGAAGTTTATGCATTGATCTTTCCCGAGTGGATCGAGTCGGCCAAGAATAACACTACCCCATCCGGCGTTAACCTATCCGTCTTGCAATCTGCGCTCGCGGCACAGAATGCGCAGGCGAAACTGACCGCCGCAACCGCCGCAGCACACACAGCGCAGGAATGGGCCGCGCGGGTGAACGAGTTGCAAATTTTGCCGGAGAAATTGCAGAGAGACGACTACGTTCAGGATCGCATAGCAATGCTTTTGGATTTGGCTAACGGAAAATCTTGATTGAGGAGACCGAGCGTGCCTTTACCTCGCGGGTTTAAGGTGAATGGGGTGACCGTAACTCGGTCAAAAAGCAAATTGCCACTTCCCCCACGCGCGCAAAAGGCCATCGCCGTACTTGACAAACTTCCCTTGTCCGAGTTGCTTGGTACTATGGAGGTTTCCGAGCGCATGGGTGCCGACATCCACTCCGGTGGCATAAATAATCACCCTGGTCTCGCGGACTACCGGCTAAAAGTGGACAACAAACTTTACTGGGGCAGCCGCGCAAGCATCGCATTGTTGCGAGAAAAATTGGAGGAAACCGATGGCGACTAAAATCAACGATGTGGCGAAGAAGGCCAAACCACTTTCCGAGAAGGCCAAAGTCGAGATCGATCTTCAGAAGCTGCGAGACAAGCGTGAAGGTAAAGACGCGCAGATCGCCGCTTTGCGCGAAAAAATAGTTGGCCTTGAAACCGAATTGGGCTCGCTGAAGGATTTTAGCCAACTGACCCCCCAAGCGTCTAAAATTCTTGCCAAGGAAGCCCACGACCAAAGTGAGTCCGCTGCGGTTGTGGTTTGGTCTGATCATCACAACGAAGAGCGCGTTGATCCCGGTCAGGTGAGCGGGAAGAACGAATTCAACTTGCAAATCTACGACCGGCGGTTTTCACAATTGGTTCATGGCACCCTATCCTGGCTGGGGATCGAGCAACAGAAAACCAGCATTCGCACTCTCGTAATCGCTTTGCTCGGCGACTTCTTCACCAATTCGATTCACGAAGATTTGGCCGAAGCAAATTTTTTGGCCCCGATGGACGCCGCGTACAATGCACAGAGCCATCTGATCGGCGGCATCGAGTACATTCTGTCGCACACTCCGAAGACGCTGGAACTTTTGATTGTCTGCCACAGCGGTAACCACGCTCGGACAACGAAAAAACAAAGGATCGCCACCGAGGCCGGGAACTCGCTGGAGCATTTTATGTACTATGTCATGCGCGACCATTTCAAAGGCAACCCACGCGTGAAGTTTCAGATCGCCGAAGGCTACCATTCCTACGTGACCTTCTTTGAGAAGTACGTGGTTCGATTTCACCATGGGCACGCCATCAAGTACCAAGGGGGCGTCGGTGGGATTTCGATCAGCGCTAACAAGGCCATAGCGCAGTGGAACAAGGCGCGGCCCGACGTGAATCTGGACGTATTCGGCCACTTCCATACCCGATACGACGGCGGGTCGTTTATCTCCAACGGATGTCTTATCGGGTATTCGGCCTACGCGGTATCCATCAAAGGAAGTTACGAAAAACCCAGTCAAACTTTCTTCCTCATCAACAAACAATACCTCGAAAAAACATTGACTTCGCAAATCTACTTGAGCTAGAATAGCAGTTCGACCGGAGCAGCCATGAGCAAAACTGAAGAGACCCAAAGTCTCGCGGAAGTAATATCTGCAATCGAGAAGCAGCACGGCAAGGGAAGCATAATGCTTCTCGGCAGCAAAAACTTCACGCCCGTAGATGTCATATCTACTTCCTCCCTCGCGCTCGATAAAGCTTTGGGCATCGGCGGCCTCCCCCGTGGCCGCGTAGTAGAAGCGTTTGGACCTGAATCCGGGGGAAAGTCCACACTGGCGTTACACGTTGTCGCCGAAGCACAAAAACTAGGGCACAAAGCTGCATATATCGACGCTGAACAAGCGCTGGACCCGGCCTATGCTCGTGCGCTCGGCGTAGACGTAGACCATTTGTTTATTTCTCAGCCAGATAACGGAGAGCAAGCGCTTGAGATCACCGAGTCCTTGGTTGAATCCGGCAAATTTGCCATCATCGTTATCGACTCCGTGGCCGCGCTGGTGCCTCGCTCCGAACTTGAAGGCGATTTCGGAGATGCCCAGATGGGTGTTCAAGCACGCATGATGTCACAGGCGATGCGTAAACTGACTGCGGTCACGAACAAGACCCACACCATTTTATTTTTCATCAATCAGATTCGCGAAAAAATCGGCGTGATGTTCGGCAGCAATGAAACTACATCAGGTGGCCGCGCGCTCAAGTTTTTCTCGTCCGTGCGATTGGACATCCGCAAAACCCAAATCATCAAAGAAAACGACAAACCCGTTGGCGCGGAAACGCGCATCAAGGTCATAAAAAACAAAATGGCCGCTCCTTTTCAGGAAGCGGAAGTTCGACTTTTGTACGGGCACGGCATATCCGCTGAGTGGGATTTACTAAAAATCGGCGAAGAATACAAAGTAGTGGAGCGTAGCGGAAACTGGTTCTCCTACGGCGGCGAACGTCTGGGCCAAGGAATTGACAACGCTCGCACATTTCTGGTAGAACATCCCGAGATCGCAGCCAAGATCGACGCCGCCTTACGGGAAATTTTGTTCAAGAAAGGTTGAGACATGCCGAGAGCAGGAATACACGCGTTTGTGCCGTCGGAGTCATCACTGGCCGACCTGATGGGGACGGAGTGCGCGGTTTGTGGGGAAAATCCCGGCTCTTTAATCCACTATGCCGTTTCAATTACTGAACCAAAATCAACTCTGCCCACAGATTCCAAATCGCGAAAAGAAGTTCCCCTCGCCACGGGAGTCTTGGACTATTTCAGTTCCGCTTTGGCCGAAGTCGCGAAGGTTTCGCGCCAAGGTAACTTGCAACACAACGGTCCCGATTCGCCGCTACACTGGGCGCGAGAGAAGTCCGGCGACCAGGCAGATGCATTATTGCGACACATGGTCGAGCGCGGCAGCAAAGACACTGACGGAATGTATCACTCCGCAAAACTTGCCTGGAGAGCGCTTGCCATTCTACAACTCGAACTCGAAGCCGAAGGTGCGCCAATCGCGAGGGCCGCGAAACCGCCGGAGCAACGATAATGCGATTCGCAATTGACCTCGACGGCGTGATTTGCAATTTCAGCGCCAGTCTCGTCGCTATCGCAAATTTGCGATGGCCCGGAAAGTTTCCGCCCGATTTCACCGGACCATCCGACTGGGACTACAGCCAATATCTCACGAAAGCGCAAATGGCCGAAGTTTGGCGGGACATTCGAAACGTACCTTATTTTTGGGAGAACATGGGTGCTCTGCCCGGCCTCTCCGAACTCCAGCAAGGTATCAAACCCGACGACGAAATTTTCTTCATCACCAGCCGCGTCAATACCATCGGCGAACCCGCATCGGTCCAATCTGCCCGCTGGCTGCACGACCGACATCTGTGGCCCCGCGCCGGATACAGTACGGTGCTGCAGGTCGCCGATCCTGCTCACAAACAGCATTTATTCCAGGGACTCGGGCTGAAGTACCACCTCGACGACCTCGCCCCGACTGTGAGCGAATTAAACGCGACTCCGGGCGTGACCGCTTTCTTACTCGATCAGCCGTGGAACCGGCATGCGGACGCGCTACTCCGAGTTCATTCCGTCACGGAGCACCTGAACATAATTCGAGAACGTGAAACTGCCAATCGGTGACCAGCTTGCCTGTACAATATTTGTTTGCTGATTTTGAGACCTTCAATCTCCTCGATTTGACCGTTGTCGGACTTGATCGCTACGCCAAGCACCCATCCTTGGGCATTAGCATGCTCGGCTGGGCCGCCGACGACGAAGAAATCCAGTTGTGGCTACCGCATCTTGGCCCCGCACCAAAGCGCTTGCTCAAACTCCTGCATGATCCCAAGATAATCATCGTCGCATGGCACTCCATATTTGAGCAGCAAATTCTCAAATACGGAATGAAGATCGATCTCCCGACCGAGCGATTCCGAGACCCGATTGTCTTGGCGCACGCCTTATCTTTGCCCGGCTATTTGGAAGACGTTGCCGACATTTTAAAAATGCCCCATAGGAAAGATGAGCGAGGCGAAGCGCTCAAAGATATGTTCTGCCAGCCGGTAAGCATGGGCGGCAATATGACTTTGTTTGGCATCGCACCTCCACTGTTTCGTGATCACAATACCCATCCCCGAGAGTTTGAGGAATACGGCGAGTACTGCAAACGGGACACACGCGCTGAACGAGACCTGTGGTACCGACTACTCAAAATTCAATTTCCCGAACACGAATGGCGTGGTTGGTTTTTGGACCAAAAGATCAATCAGTTTGGTATACCTACCCGTCGCGATCTTGCAGAAAAAGGTTTGCGGTTAGCTTTGCGTTTTCTGGGCGAACAGCAAACGCTTCTCAAAGAAAAAACGGGTTTGGAGAATCCCAATTCTGACCCGCAAATGAAAGAATGGGTACACGCACGCGGGTACACTTTAGAGTCTTTGCGCGCTCCGACCATTCGAGTTGAATTAGACAAACCGGATTCGCTAATCACTCCCGAGTGCCGCGAGGTGTTGGACATCCGGCTGTCTACACGCAAATCTTCGTACACCAAAATTGAAAAAATGCTAGAACTTATCTCGGATGATGACCGGATTAGGTACCAGTTTCGATACTTAGGAGCGTCGCGAACCGGGCGATGGGCAAGCGGTGGTGGTGAAGACGCATCAGTACAAGTACAGAACCTGTCACGCGGAGAGAAGGCGGTCAGGAAAAAGCTGGAGTTAGCGCTCGATCTTTTGGAGCGCGAAGACTATGACGGAATCGTTCGCGAATTCACAAACGTAAAAAATAAAAAAGACTCAGTCACTGTTGTAAGTTTTGTGATCACGCTTATGCGCTCGCTGTTTCAGGCTAAACCCGGAAATCGGTTTGTTGTCGCAGACAAAAACGCTATCGAGAACCGCATGTTGGGCTGGGCTGCGGGTTGTGACGCGATGCTGGACGTTTTCAGGCATTCAAAGAAAGACGGGGGCGATCCCTATCTTTCCTACGGTACAAAACTAACTAAGAAAACCTATGCTGAACTGTGGGCGGACTATGCCGCAGGCAACGAAGATGATCGACAAAAATTCAAAGCTGCTACCCTAGCTGCTGGATTCGGACAGGGTGGCGGTGAAATGAAAATGAACGAGTACGGCGATCCCACGCGTGGTGGCCTATGGGGATACGCGTTAAGTACCTGCGGCGTGGATATGACCAAAGAAGAAGCGCAAGAAGCCGTGGATATTTTTCGGTCAGCATACCCCGAAGTTGTCCAGTTCTGGAGCGATCTGGAAGAGGCGTTCAAACAGGTTTTGATGCGTGGCGGAGTTATCAAAGTGGGTGAAGCGACGTGGAACAGATGGCAACAAAAATGGCTACCGCACCCCAAAGGGGGCAAACAGTGCGTGATCGCTTTCCGGCGACGATCTCTAATAGGTGGTGGGTACCTGATAGTTATGGAGCTTCCGTCCGGCAGAGCGCTGCACTATTTGAATCCAAAACTAGAAGAGGTCACACTCGTCAGTAAAAAAACGGGAAGACCCTTTCAGGTTCTAAATATTTCCTATGACGGCGTCGAGCACAGTTCAACTACGGGCGCCGATGGCCGTGTTCAGAAAAAGCACAACAAGTGGGGACGCGTAAAAACGTATGGCGGAAAGCTTTGCGAAAACGCAATTCAAGCAATGGCTCGTGACGATCTTTTACACAGTATAAAATTGGCCGATAATCGCGGCTTCCATATTTGGGGTTTATTTCACGATGAGATTGCTTGTGAGGAACCCGAGAGTGGATTGCGCCTTGATGCACTGATTGAAACCGTGGTTGACGTTCCCAAGTGGGCGCCCGGTTTGATTTTAGGTGCCGAAGGCTGGGAAGGCCCGGTATATCACAAATAGTAGGATGTTCTTGCGAAACCCCTACATCTAGTGTCTTGACAAAAACACCTTACTTCTATAAATTTGAGGGAACATGCAACACAAATTCGAAAGGAAACAGGTGAAACAATGAAATTCTCGAAAGTAGCCGTGATCGCGATGTTGGTGTTTGGAGGAAGCGCGTTTCTGATCGCCGAGACTCCGGCGCCGAAGTACGCCTTGACCGACGCACAGCAATCTCAACTGCGCTTGGCCTACAAGGACGTTCAAATTTCCCAGCTTCAAATGCTGGCGACGCCGCAAGGGCAGGCGTACCAGACCGCGACCACAATTTTCAATACGGACCTGAACACGGTGGTTGCGGCCAACAAGTGGGACGCCAATACCGTAACGTACAATGTGGACCCTGGCACCGGCATCGTGGCGTTTTCGGCCAAGACCCCCGCCGCGACTGCACCCGCTGCACCCGCTGCACCGGCCAAGCCGTAAATCCGTTTTCGAAAAAACGCCAGGAGCGAACTCGAAATGACACTCAAAGAAAAGCTGCACAAGATTTACGAAGAGATCGACCTAATCGAAAAGCGGGGTCGAAACGAGTTTCAAAAATACGACTACATCCGAGCGGCGGATGTGACCAACGCGATTCGCGCGCAGTTCATCGCGTTGAAAATATACGCCCAGGTCGAATTCGACTTTGTTGGGACGCCGTACACCATCGCGCGAGAGAAGAGCAAGGATGCCCCGTTCTCAGCGGTAAATGTAAAATGCTCCATTACATTTCACGATTTGGAGAGCACGGACACCTTCACCAGTAGCGGTTTGGGAACCGGCGCGGATACCGGAGACAAAGCCGCGTACAAAGCTGAAACCGGCGCACTCAAGTACGCACTGAAGAACGCCTTTCTCGTGCCCGATGCGGCAGACCCCGAAGCAGACGAAACTGTAGACGAACGTAGTCAGCCCGCGCAGCGCCCCCAGGTGCCGCCCGCCATACGCGCACATCAAGCACAGCAGGCCCAGCGGCAGGCCCAACGCCCTACCCAAGCGCCGACGAGACCAACCGCAGCGGCGCAGCAGACTCAAGCAGTCCGTCCGGCCCCACAGACCGCACAATCGTCTGGTGCGAAACCCATGGCTTCTCCATCACCGGCACCAGCGGCAGCCCCTGCGCCCACTGCAACGTCTACATCGTCCCCAGCGGCCACGAGTGAACCACTACCCACCGAAGCTGAAATGACCGGCTATCGCGAGAAGTTTCGGAAGATGGGGATCGGTCTCGCGGAGCAAGGCGGCCTAAAAGCTTCCCGAGGTTTGCCGATCAACCGCAAAACTTTGATCTTCCTGTTCGAGATCACCAAAAACAAAGCCACGGAAACAATATCGAAAGCGCTTTGGGATGATTTCTTTGCCCGCGTGGACAAAGCTACCGCCAACCCCGGCGGATGGAAGACACTGGCCGAGTTGGTGGAGAACGCCAACACGCCCTCAGCGGGCAAGAAGTAAACGAATTTCAAATTCAAAAAGGAGCAACAAATGAGCACAAGTCTGAACAAAGTCATCCTTATCGGTCGGCTGGGGAAAGACCCGGAAATCCGATTCACTTCTGGAGGCAAAGCTGTGGCAAACATGACCATCGCCACGGACGAGTCTTGGAAGGATCGCGACGGCAACAAGCAATCGAAGGTCGAGTGGCATTCCCTAGTTCTGTGGGGCGCGTCTGTACAAGCTTTTGTCGAGCCCTATCTCCACAAGGGCGACCTGATCTACGTGGAAGGAAAAATTCAAACACGCCAGTGGGAAAAAGATGGCGTCAAGCGGTATACCACGGAAATCAGCGTCACGGACATCAAGGGTTTGTCTACCGGCGACCGAAACGGGCACTCCACCAGCCAGCAAATGGCCCAGCCTGCGCCAGCCGAACCGGAGCCGGTGACCGTACCGGACGACTCTGACGAAATTCCATTTTGATCTAGCCCATGGGCCAGCGAATTCTGGACCACATCGTAACTGGATTTTGGCAGGGTGTGGGAGTAGAACTGTCTTTTCTACTCATATACCTTGGCTGGATTTTTGCACACAGCAAAGTCGCGCACAAGATCGGCCCCGAGCATTGGTACCATCGGCTACACCAATATTTCGAAAAGTGAGGAGCCATGAGCGAAACCATCTATGTAGTTTTCGGGAAAACTGGGGAGTACAGTGACCGCACCGAATGGTGCGTGATCGCTTATCGGGACGAAAACCAAGCGAAAGAGCACGTCGTGAACGCAACCAGGCGCGCAAATGAAATCCAAGTGACCCGACCGTCAATATTCCGCGTCGATCCAGCGGCGGGTAAGAACGAATTTGATCCAGACATGGAAATGGACTACACGGGCACATCGTACTACTACGCTCCGGTTAAGCTGGCGTGAAGCCCCGCGAGTTACAACTGGGTCCGCCGTTGGTGTTCTACAACGGCGCGATCACCCTACGCTTTGACGAGCCTTCATGGACGTACTACCTCGTCCGCGACGACGGTTCACTCGAAGCTCAGTCCGGCGTAACAGGCATCACCAAAATCATCGACAAGCCTTACCTGAAGCCCTGGGCGGCCAAGATGATGTTCCTGAAGCTCCTTCGCACGATGCCCCGCGATGGCGAGAACATCAAGGCTATACCATGGGTTGAATTTAGCCAGATCGCCGAGGAGGCCAAGAGCACACATACCGAGCGGCTAGAAGAAGCTGGCGATGTAGGCACGGCGGCGCACACTTGGATTGAGAACTCGATTCGCAACGCCATTGCGAATACACGCAGTATCGTCGAGAAAATGAATGATTTTGCGCCGACTGACGAGCGCTCGGTTAACTGCGGGCTCGCGGCTTTCGATTGGATGCAGAAACACAACGTACGCTGGATCAGCACGGAGCACAAAATCTACTCGCGCCAATACAAATACGCGGGCACGTCGGACGGGACGGCCACTGTAGATAGTTGCGATGATCCCACCTGCTGCCCGCGAATGTTTTTAGATGAGTTATCCTTGATTGACTGGAAATCAAGCAACCAGTTGAGCCTCGAATATTTGATGCAAACGGCGGCGTATCAAAATGCACTGATGGAGGAGACCGGCGCCGAGATCAAGTCCCGGTGGATTCTCAGGCTTGGGAAAGAAGACGGGAAATTTGAGTCATGGCACGAATACAATTTTGAGGATGATTTCAAAGGTTACTTGGCTTGCCTGAGCCTATCACTGATCTACAAAGCAATCGAGAAAAGAATGTCAACTGAAAAGAAACTCAAGACATTCCGCAAGCGGGAAGAGAAACAAACCGAGAAAAAGAAGATTGCTTTCGCAAAACGAAAAGCATAGGCTCAAACCTCTTTATGACTCGACCCACTGCCGTTAAGTTCACCGACGAGGATTTAAATCGGTGGAAACGCGAGATCAGCCCAATCGGCATTATTGGGTCTCGTGTTCCTTTGCGCCGCGACGGGAAAGAATATGCCGGTTTGTGCCCATTCCACCCCGACAAAAACCCATCATTCAAGGTTTACAAACTGGACGATGCTGTCTGGGGGTATAAGTGCTTCGGGTGCGGCGAAAGTGGAAACTTGTTCCAGTTCATCCAAAAATTCGACGCTTTATCCTTCAACGCCGCCGTCGAAAAAGTTTTGAGCGAAGCTGGGATCGCGGGATGGCAAGACGGCCAAGAACAAGCTCCGCCGCCTACAGGCTCGAAATCCAAAAAGATCGCTACCTTTACCATGGCCCAGTACTCTCCGGCGATTGCCGCGCTTGAGAAGTCGACCGAAGCTCAAAAGTGGCTGGCGGATCGCGGCATCGGCATGGACGTATCACGTAAATTCTGCCTGGGGTTCGTGCAGAGCGCTGAAAAGATCAGTCCAAACAATTTGTGGGTCAAAGACGGCTGGATTCTCTTTCCTACCTTGTCCGAGGATCGGCAAACCGTTACTGCCGTAAAGTACCGCAGCCTCGTAGCGAAGAAAGCCAAAAAATCGGGCAAGGGAAATTCCGGCATCCTTCGCGCGCTCGACACCGACACTACCTTATTCAATTTGCAGGCCGTCGATCCTCAGTCAGATGTTTGGGTAGTCGAGGGAGAGCCCGACACATTGGTCATGGCCCAAGCCGGGTACGTGACCGTGGGACTGCCCATGTCCGGGTACAAACCCACGGAAGAGGAAATTGAAACGCTCCTAGCCGCCAGGAGAGTGTTTCTGGCAGGAGACACCGACAAAACCGGAATCGCGGCGATGACTTCGCTGCAAAATCGATTGAACGGGAGCACATTTGTCATCCGCTGGCCGAATGGGCGCAAAGACGCCAACGACGTATTCACCAAGGATTGCGGAAACGATATTGAAAAGTTTCGAGCGCTGGTCGAGGATCGGAAAGCTCGGGCAGTGCAGACTCGACCGGAAGCGATTATCGTACGCGGCGATCAGATTCAAGTCAGAAGTATACGATGGTTGTGGAATGAGAAAATACCGTTAGGGAAAATCACACTCATGGCCGGTAACCCAGATAACGGAAAATCCCTAGCGGCCACTAGCATAGCTGCGACATGCAGTACAGGTGGTCGATTTCCTGGGTCGGCGGTAGACGGAGAGCCCGCCGATGTGCTTATGCTTTTGGGAGAAGACGATTTAGACGACACCGCCGTTCCTCGCTTGATAGCTGCAAACGCAAACCTGAAACGAATTCATTTTATTCAGGCAGTGCGCCCGACTCAACAGGACGACCGCGAGGTGCGTTTGGATTTTGATATTCCAGCAATTGAGGCGCAGCTTGAAAATAACCCCGCCATCCGGTTGGTCATCATCGACCCCATAAGTAACTATCTCGGCGATATAAGCATGGTTGCCGAACAGGAAGTGCGATCAATTTTGATTCCGTTAAAACGAGCGGCGGAAAAATTCAAGGTTGCCGTGGTAATCGTTATGCACTTGAATAAGAAAACCGATTTAGAGGCAATCAGCCGAGTCGGTGGTGCGATGGCGTTCATCGGAGTGGCTCGATGCTCGTGGCTATTTGCAAGAAACGTACAAGAAAAAACGGAAGAAACCCCAGACACTCCGCCGGATTCGCAAAAGCATGATACGTTTTCAATGCTGCGAATTAAAAACAACCTGGTTTCCGCTACCCGAGCGGGACTATCCTACAGCGTAGCCGTGCGTCCAGTACTCGTAGGCCAGGAAATGAAACCAATTCCGTACGTGGTTTGGGGAGACGTGATTGAGGGCTCGGCGGATGATGCATTGGGGAGCGCCCGGCGACAGGTAAACGAACCTGGACCCACACGAGGTGTTGGACGGCCAAACGACGCGCTTCAGCGGGCTATACATTGGTTGGAGGGGTATTTGCAAGACAACAAACCAAAACCCAGCGTGACGCTGATTGCAGACGCCAAAAATGGGGCTGGAATCTCCGTAGAGACACTACGGCGGGCAAAAGAGAAAATGGGCGTCGCGGACTTCAAACAGGGAAAAAACTGGTTCTGGAGGCTCCTACCGATGAATGAGCAGGGGTCTGACGAGTCAATCGAGGAGGTTTCACGACAGCGAGACTTGAGTCTGGACGAGGAAACGGTATAAAATGGGGAACTATATACTTAACTTCCCCAGGAGAATCAGCAACTTATGAATTACCTAGAACAATCGGCAACGATTAGCGAAGACCAACAGTATCGCTACTGTTTGACTCGTAAAGTCTCGGACGGCGAGCGTATTGTTCTGTTTGTGGGCCTCAACCCGTCTACGGCAGACGCACAGATAGATGACCCGACAATTCGCCGCTGTGTAGGCTTTGCTAAGTTATGGGGATTCAGTTGGTTGTTGATGGGGAACGTATATGCATTCCGTTCTACCGATCCGAAGAATTTACAGACCGCAGAAAATCCAGTGGGGCCGCGTAACCGCGAAGAATTGGACAAAATGATGGCTGTTTCCGAACTTGTCATCGCGGCATGGGGCAGCAACCCGCTAACGGCGGAAGCAAAAGAAATCGCAGACTGGGTTGTCAAGAAAGACAAAGTTAAGTGCTTAGGACAGAACAAAAACGGGACACCCAAGCACCCTTTGTATCTCGCGGCATCAACAGAACCGAGGAAGTTAAGTATATAATTCCCATAAAATGAAGCTGGATAGGATCATAGACGAACGAGGTAAGCTCCGAAGCATACGACGGCGTATGGTAATAGATGCCAAAAACCGACCGTGCGCTGATTGTGGAATCCAGTATCATCGTTCAGTAATGGAGTTTGATCATCTCCCAGAATTCACAAAAAATTTTGGCCTATCTTGGTGGAGTGCGCACAGCCGAAAGGAGATTCGAGCAGAGCTGGACAAATGTGAGGTAGTGTGTTCAAATTGTCACAGAATTCGAACCTGGAACCGGAAACACCCGAAAGATCAAATTTTTGCAAGGCCCAGTGGAGATTATGACGAAGTTAAGAATTATGGCAAAGTTAACCCACAGCCAGGGGTGCTTGTACTGAAAGTGTTTCAAACCTAAGTCTATTGTTATCATCATCTTAGTGTATATTCAAAGGTAGCGCATCGAACTTGGTTTCAACTTAGTCATATTGGTCATGTTTTACACTCGGGCTTAGACAAAAATAGTATTGAAGAAGTTGAATTTGGAGGCTAAAATGCAGTTAATAAAGGCTTTACCTAAAATATCGGCTCGAATACTCCATAATACGCGATGTGCGCCGCCAAACCTGAAATTCAAGTTTGAACTGATCGCCGAGGCGTACGGGAAGGCCGCTGTGCTCGCTGACTATGAAGCCTGGTGTCACGAGCACGTATCCGACAACTTCCCTTGGCCGATCACTGAATACATGAAAGTCATCGATTCGCGCCTGGGGTCTGCGCCCGAGGAAACCAAAACCGATATGGATAACCCTCAAATCGCGGAACTGACTTCGCTGTCCTATGAACTGACCGGCGTACTCCCGGCCAAGCGCGCCGTGGCTGAACTTCTGATGACCTACCCGTTTGATGAGATCAAAGAAGCTCTATCGGAGTATACGGATAACTTGAGCGAGCGTGAAACCAAAGGATCGATGCGCGCGTTCTATAGCGATGGTGGTGCCGGAGCAATTATTTTAGCTAGACGGCGAAGGTCGGCTCTTGGTATAATTCAGAAATGAACAGGAGGCACCATGTCCGTAGCCGTTCTTGATTTTGAACTTGCTCACACAGAAACGGATGCCCGTGGAAAATGCGGTTTTTGCGGAAAAGAGGAAAACGTGTACGCCAAGCAATCCGCTGGCGGGAAATGGAAAGCCTGCTGCTGGAATTGCATTCGACCAAATCTGGCGGACATTCATCCAGCTCCGCAGCGGCGACGCCCCTGCTCGATTTGAGCCATCCGTAGAAAAAACCTTGTTCACGCCGGGCGCTCCGGTGTATACTGGAAATCAGGAAGATGGATTATAACAAGCTTGTTATAAATCGGATGTCCAAAACGTGCCGCCGGTGCGGCACAGAAAAAGATATACGCGATTTTGCTTGTCACCGTGGTCGGCCCGATGGGCACCAGAGTGAGTGCCGGGAGTGCAGTAAAGACCGGAGATTGAAAGTGATGGCTACCCCGGAGGGTCGGGCGCGTATGGCGGCGGTGACTCGGCGGTCTGACATAAAACATCCGGTTCGGGTGATGTTGAATAGCGCGGCGGATCGTGCGCGCCGAAAAAAAGTTCCGTTCACTCTTCATCGCGGTGACGTATCCATACCTGACCTTTGCCCGATTTTGGGGATTCCGTTAGCGCACCGTCGAAGTCTTGCGGGTGGCCCAAGCAACAACAGCCCGTCGCTGATTTGCAAAATTCCATCGAAAGGGTATGTTCCCGGAAACGTAATTGTAGTTAGCCTGATAGCTGCCAGAATTAAAGGTATGGCTGCGATGGATCAAATAGAGCGTGTGTTATCTTGGATGAAAAAACTTGAGGAGGAGACGCCATGTCAGTAGCGGTTTTGGATTTTGAACTTGCGCACACTGAGATCGATGCCCGTGGAAAATGTGGTTTTTGCGGTAAGGAGGAGAATGGCTACGCAAAGCGCACCGCAAGCGGAGAGTGGCGAGCCTCCTGTTGGAATTGCATTCGTCCCAACCCGGCAGATATTCCTCCGATGCAATCTCGCCGAAAAGTTGGCACCGTTCACGAAGAGCCCGTCGAGGACGCGCCCGAGGAACCCGTTCGCAAACGCCGTAAGATCGATGCCGCCGAAGCTATCGCGTTGTATGCCGAAGGTCGCGGGCAGAAAGTCACGGATATCGCTGCGCACTTTGGTTATCCCGAAGGCGAAGGATATTCGGCGATTCGGGCGGTGTTGGTGAAGGCTGGCGTATACAAGAAATATTTGCAATGAGTGATTCAATCCAATACGCGACCGGCGGCGACGCACTCAGCCGCGTGCAGCGCCAGGCGACCGAAATGGCCGCTGCCGATGACCAATGCGAGCGCGGCTATGCCCATCTTGGCTGGCTTCTACTCGAAGTTGCGGAGATGCAATTCTGGCGCCTGCATTACCAAACTTTCCGCGAGTACCTGAAAGAAGTCGCGATGACTTCGCGCAGGTCGCCCGAACAGCTTCATCGATATTTTCTCACTGTCCGCGATCTAAGTGACACATTTTCAGCGGCGCAACTGGAAGCTATGGGAATATCGAAAGCAATGCGGCTCCGCGCGGCCAAGGATTACGCCCTTGTCCTGCCCGCCGAAGTTGTCAACGTAGCCCTTGATCCAAAATCCACCGTGAAAGACTTGAAGAAAGCCATATCCGTAGCGCTCAAGATGCCGGACGAAGATGGGGACTATATGGATTTGGAATTCGAGTTCATGGTTTCGCCGGAGGAGCGTGTGTTTTTCGAAGCCGTCATGGACGCGGCTATGCGAACCGACCCAGTGACCAAAAGCAACATATCCAAATCGGCGCAGCGAAAGGACATTGCAATGAAGTGGGCTATGGAATATTGGGGCACGTACTCTGTGAATTACTTGGGAGACGGACAGTGATTAAGGAGGTTTGGGTGGAGCTTGTCGAAAAAAGCGACAGGTTGAAAGTATCGCGTATTTTTAGGAGTTTGAGTGCATCTATTTTCCCTGGATCGAAGTCCGTTCAAATCACTCGTAGTTTCGCGGTGCATTCGATTCGCAGCCAAATTTTCGAGCGCTCCAAAGGTGAGTGCGAACTTTGCTCGGCTCCGGTCACTTGGGATACGGGCCACATGCATGAACAAATTCCGCGCGGCAAAGGCGGCGAAATATCACTCGAAAATTCCGTCTTTGTCTGCGCAGCTTGCCACAAACACGCGCATCGCAAACGTAACCCCCAATGGACAAAAAGGGAATTATATAGATGACTACCTTGGAGGGTGACTAATGCACGATCCAATGACAGTGGCATTTGACATCAAGTACCCGTGGAAAGAACGACGCCCAGGGAACGAAAAAATATGGCCAAACGGCTACCGTCGAACCTTCATCACGGTATGGCACGTTGACCCAGAGGTGGGCGGGAGTGACGATTCTTGCGGATGGTTCAGCCCACCACTTTCAAAAGACCAGCAGAACAGGGTTAAGACCATTGCTGGCGACGAAGCTAGGACGCCATATTTCCAGAGATTCAGAGGTAAGGAGATAGACAGCCCGACCGAAGGCGAGACACTTCTGCGACAGGCGTTTCTTCTGATGGGTAGGGTGCTCTCAAAGCAGCATCTTTGCAAGCCTCCGTTGCGCCCTGTGACGTTTGCCGAGGCGTCCAGGTGGGCGTGCGAGATGATGGGAAACTCGGTGGACAATTTCAGGAGCAGTCTAGCGTTTCTTCCTAGTTGGCACAACAGCAGCGGCGAGGATACCAAGCATGGCCGCGAATACTGTGCCGAGAGATTCTTTTGGGCAATCGCGCGCTACATCGCCAGGGAGCGACGGCCGTGGTACAGGCATCCGCGCTGGCACGTTTGGCACTGGCAAATACGGGTTCACCCGCTAGGGGACTTCAAACGGTGGGCGTTCTCGCGGTGTGCTGACTGCGGTGGACGTTTCACATGGGGATATAGTCCATGGACGAACTCATGGAACGGCACCGGACCGCTCTGGTTCCGAAGCGAGGAAGACGTTCACCATTCAGATTGCAAGAATCCACAGTCAGTAGCCGCAGCAGCAAGGGAGTCAAAGGGATAATTCCCGACAAAAACACTTGACACTCCAAAGCAAACATCCTAAACTATTCGTACTCGATCCCCCGATGGGTGGCGTGCTTGGTGAGCAGACTGGCGCGCCGCCCAACTTTTGAGGAGACGGATATGCCGGAAGAAGTCAAGAAAACGAAAGAGAGTGATTTCGTCGGCGGCAGTGTGGTGGCTTTTGCGAGAGCTAAGGAAAAGGGATGGACGGTTGTTCTTCCCCAGCCTAATGAGTTGTTTGTCGATATTGACGACGAGGCCGGGTTCGAGCGCTTCATGGAGTTTCAGGAAATCTTGGGCCAGAACTGGGGAGTGGTTGGAGTTCGGGACACCCAGTCCAAGAGCGGAAACCCAAACCGCAAACACATCGTGGTGACGCTGGGTTGCGATGTTGACCCAATAGCCCGCATCGCGCTTCAAGCGTGTTTGGGCTCAGATCGCAAACGGGAAATTCTTAGTCTGGTGAATATCAAAAGCGGCGATACCAATCCCACGTTGTTTTTTGAGAAGGAGAAAAAATGAGCCATTCCGTTGCAGAAGCCGCCGCGCGAGCGGTCAAGAACAGTGCCAAGGGTGCTGCGCTAGAACGCGGCCCTGAACAAATTCTCAAAGACATCCGCAACAGTCTGAATTCGCGGCTGGCGGTGACTTCGGACGACATTCGGTTTTTGCTGGCGCAGTACGACGCCGCCATCGCTGAAATTTCAGATCGAAACGATGCGGATGCCCGAGTTCGGCAATTGGCCGCAGAGTCTGCGGAAGTTCAGCCGGGCGCCGCCGAAGTTCTTCTGATGGGCGCGGCTCTGGCCGTCGTCGGGTCAAAAGCGGATGAGTCCCATCCGGCGGATTTGGGTGGGGAAGGGTAGTGCTCCGCGATAAAACAGGCAACAAACTATTCCGGCGCGTCGAGGTGCGAATTGTTTTCCCCGAGCACGTTTACCCGCCAGCAAATCATGTCTACCGCGCTGGACCGCGCCAAGGATATGGGCCGGAAAATGTGGACAAAATTCTGATGGACACTACGGACAAGCTGGATTCACTTTATCCGTTCTGGGATTTCAAACTGTCCGAGCTAAAGCCCGAAGGCCGGACGGCAAGGTATGCGTTTACATTTGCGGGATACAGGCCGCAGCAAGGTGTGGACCCGGCAGCGCATTCGAGCGTGACTGAGATCAAGTGAGCGCGAAAGGCTCTATGTACCCGCAGACAAGTGGGCCACAGGGGCACGCGACGCAAGTCGTTTCGTAAGGGAGCCAGCAGAGCGAGTAGTGGCAGTCCCAGGTTGCGCCGCAAATTCGACAGACGTGGGGCTGGGACCAAAGTTTTTCTTCTGGCTGCGGGAGATTTGGTTTCTTGGGCATTTCGAAGGTTTGCGGGCTGCTTCTCAGTGATTAGTCTTCGTAGGATAGGCGGCGTTACCCGGTCGTCCATTACGAAGCCACTGGCGCTTGTCGCCCGACTTTATTCTGCGCCCTCGATCCATGAGACCAGTTTACGCAGATGCGACTAATTCAGGGTGCGGTTAGCACAGTCAAGTGCATCTTTTCGAGACCCGCAGAGAGCTTGTTAGCCCCCTTGGCGATTATCAGTCGCCAACCCTAACTCAAAAGGTCGAGGCCGGTGGGTGACGATCCCACATCCATGGAGCGCGCCCGCCTCGGGTCCATTTAGCGCTCACTCCGGGACCACTATCCAACCCGGACTAAGGTGTCAGCCTCGAACACATGGTATCAAACTGGGTTGACTTGTCAAGAGAAATTTGAGATATTTACCATGGCCGGGGTAATTAACATGGCCGTGTTACGAAGGGGGCAACAATGCTGGAGTACGACGCAAACGATCTTCAATCCATGGAACTGTGTGTTTGGAAAGAGGCTCGCGGCCAAGGGCAGATCGGAATGCGTGCGGTGGCGCACGTCATCAAGAATCGAGTTGGCGCGCCCGGCTTTGCTAAAACACTTCACGGCGCTATTTACATGAAAAACCAATTCACCAGTATGAGCGTGACCTCCGATGCCGAATTCAACTTGATTCCTCCGCCCGGCGACGTGCAATTTGCATACTGCGTTTCACTTTGCCCGCAAGTATTGAATGGCGACGATCCTGATCCAACAGATGGCGCCCATTACTACGAAAATCCCAAGACCGCGAACAGCCCATGGTTTACGCGAGTGATCGCGGGCCCGGATGGACTGGGGACGGAAGGCCACGCGCTGACCGCGTCCATTGGCTCGCAGAAATTTTACGCATAATGGCTCTTGATTTATTTTCCGCAGAACATTTCGAGCGCAAATCATGGGAACGCGTAAAGAACGCGAAGCCTGCCGACTTCGAAGTTTGGGACGAAGCCAAGGCCCGGTACATCGATCAGAAAATCGAGCCCTTACTTCAGAGATACCGCGAAGGCGACCATGATTGGTTTTCAGACTGGAGCCGACGCAAGGGCGAATGCATGCACTCCAGCGATTTGATTTATCGGCTGCAAAAACTCAATCCCCATCTGATCATACAATCTCAGATAAATTTTCCCGATGACTGGGGACTGTACTCCTCGGAGTACGGGCGAATTCAATTTCTGACTGGATTCCCGAAGGGGTGGCTCACGGAGTTTTCGTACGCAATTGTGGACGACCGCGATCTGCCGACAGAAGAGCGAAGAGGCTGGCGCACCGTAATCGTTTATTGCTTACTGAAGGGCGCGATCACATGGGAGCAGGTGCTTGAGGAGTTCGGCGAGCCCAATGATGCATGGAACGATCAAAGATGGCAAGAAACGCTTGCAGATTTTCGCCACGGCGGCGAGCAAATGATTCAGAGAAATATTGGCAACGTCCTCGAATAGCTTCTCCTGCCCGCGATACTTGTAATAAGATTTCAGAAACTTTAAGACTTATTCAACCATAGATATAGGGCACTCTGCCGCTTTGGAGCATCCCGTAATCGAGCACTCGAACAATTGAGCCCGGAAACAAGGAGACTGAAATGGCAAACGCACAAGAAGGAAATCGGAGTTCGGCACCCAATCCCGAGCAGATGGCCGGTATGAACGCAATGGTGTCTGCTGCCGTGAAAGAGGCTGTGGCCGCAGTGTTCGCTGGATTGACGCCGACGCTGGAAGGGATGGCTTTGACGCCGGAGAAAATTCGAGCGATCACTGCCCCGCATGTGGATGAGGCTAAAGTTGCGCGAGAAAAACGCGAGCGCGCTCAGTGGAAGCAGGACGAAGATGAAAGGTTGAAGCAAGATCAGGAGAGGCAGAATCGTTGCACGCATTTGGATAAGCGCGGGCAGACTTCTGTCCGGTTAATACGGAACTACCCCGACAGGCAGGCGCGAGGCATATGCGTCCTGTGCCAGGCGCTCATTTATCCCAAGTCCTGGTTTGTGCTCGCGCCCGACGCAGAGCATCCGCGAGGCAAGCCCGTACTCATGGGTCCGCATAAAGATTACGCCATCGTGCAACAGATCATCGCGTACGAAGGTTCGTAAATAACGGAAATTTTTCTTCAAGTGCCGGACGGGGAGCGCCCGATCTAATGTCCCATTGCTGCAAACCCACCTGCACCTCTCCGGCCCTATCCGATTTTTTCGTTTGTGAGTCCCATTTCCACGAAACCACCAAAAATAAATGGTTGCTTCTGATCACCTCCGCTGGTATAGTCTTGCGTGAACGCAAATAGGAGGCTCGGTGCCCCGTTCCAAATCTCGCGACGATTCCGGCGACACTTTTAAGCACGCCGTCCAAGTCTGGGAACATTTACTTGATCTCGAAGGCCAACTGATGTTCGCAGTTGGCGGCGACGCCGCGTTCGAGCCTGAGTTCAACCACGAACTTTGCAGCGCCATCGAGGACTTGATTATGCACTCCCTCGACGGTGTGGGCGAACTTGCTCCGCGCGCACGCCACGCGAGACTGAATTTGATCTGGAAAGATTTCGTGGCCCCGTACAGGCTGCCGAAGGTTATTACTTTGCCTGCGTCTCCCGTATCTCCCGAACCCGCGCCGCCGAAGAGCGCCGATCATGTCTGACACCAAACCCACGCCACCCAACGGCATCGCAATCCTTGTCCCTTCCTCTGGCCGCAATGTTTGTATCGAATGGGCCATGGCCCTTGCGTCTTTAAGTTTCCCTGTGGGCATGAATCATTTTTGGTACATCAGCAAGGCCGCGCCTGGTTCAGGGCATACGCGAGATAAACAGCGCGAAGAACTGGCTGAAGTTGCGATCAAAGTGAACGCTGAGTTTATGATGTGGATCGACGACGATACCGTTCCTCCTGCCAGCGCTGTTCAGGAACTCTACTATGTTTTGGCACAGCACCCCAAAGCCGCTATCTGCGGTGGAATCTACTGCACTAAGGATGTTCCGCCAATGCCAATTGTATTTATGGAACTGGGCGCCGGGCCATACTGGGAATGGACTATCGGAGACGTATTCAAGTGCAAGGGGCTGGGCACAGGATGCATGATGGTCCGCACAAGCGTGATGAAAGATATTCCGAAACCTTGGTTCAAGGATACCTCGGAAGCAAAACTTGGTGACACGGAAATGCGTAATGGTATAGAAGTTAAGATTGTTGGGCGCAGCGGGACGGACGACGTATTCTTTGCCAAAAAAGTTTCAGATGCTGGCTACGAAATCTGGGCTCACGGTGGCGTGCTTCCCGTGCATGTCGATTACGCCACTGGGAACACATATAAACTTCCCAAGAACAGCTATCCCGTGGTAACGTACCAAGAGAAATTGGATGAAGTGAACGCGAATTTGCCGGAAGGGCAGAAGAAGATTTTACTTTAGGTGGTGACTGATCTTGTCCTCGGCCTCGCCGCCAATTACGATTGGCCAGCAATCGAGCCCTTTGCCACCTCTCTTGTCCGCTCCGGCTACGCAGGCAAAAAAGTTTTGTTCGTCAAAGATATCTCGCCACTTGCTCGCCAGAATCTCGCCGCGCTTGGCTTCGATCTCGTCGAAATTCCGGTAATCGAGTTCTCCAATCCTAGCCAGCCCCTCGGCAGATACTTCCCTTACGTTGGCCGCTTCCTGCTGATCCACAAATATCTGGAATCTCACTTTGGCTATCGCTTCGTAATTTGCTGTGATACGCGGGACGTAATTTTTCAAGGTAATCCATCGAAGTGGCTGGAGAAGAATATTGGAGACGCGGGACTTGTCGCGGCGCCGGAATATTTGCTGCACCGGGATCAATCCGGCAATGTGGATTGGGTCAACAAAGGATTCAAGGAAATTTCTTCGTGGATGCTGCCGAAGATGATTTACTGTTCCGGCGTGATCGCTGGCCGGGCGCAATATATTTCAGACGTGTCCATGGGCATTTATCTTCTTGGCCGAGATTTGAGTGATCGACTCTGGGGCGCCGACCAGCCAGTGTACAACACTTTGATGCACCAGAAAGCTTATCAGGACATTACCTTGGTCCCGAAAATGAGCGACCATTGGTGCGTGAATCTGGTTGCCTTGTCCAACTCGGATGATCGCGAGAAAATGTTGGATTGGCCCGAGGTGGCTCCGTTTGACACTCACGGCCAAGGATGGGTTGAGAATTTGTCGATCCTTTGGAACTCAGGAATTCCTGATTTGAGTCGTTTCACAATTCTGCACCAATACGATAGAATTAGGCCATTCGCTGAAGTTTTGCGAAACGAATATTGTCTCGCGAATCTGAATCATCCCCCGCTGCGCTTCGAAGTCTCCACATTTTAAGACTTATCCGACCATAGTTAGAGGGTCACTCAGACCTCCGCTGGTTTCACCGGCGATTAAGGAAAACACACATGGCTTTCACGAACACTTCGCAGTCTCGCGGGTACATCACATCCTATCGCGGCGCAAACGCGCCCAGCGCATTTTACGACATTACGCTGAGCACGTTCGGCGAGCCCGCCCCGGCGACTCCCTCGTTGACCTATCACTCTGGCTCTGGTTCGCTTGCGTCCAGCACCGCCTACGTCAAGGTGACTTGGGTTACTGCGGAAGGCGTGTCTCTGCCTTCGGCGGAAGTTGGAGTCTCTGTTTCGGCGTCCACCGGCGCGGTTACGGTTGCCCAGCCCACGGTTCCCACGGTTGGCGCGACGATCATTGGCTGGCAGATTTACTCCGAAGCCTCGTCCACTGGCGAAGCCTTGAACACTGCGGCTACGTCTTCGAGCCCGTCCCCGAGCGCACTTGCAGTCAACGGCGGCACCGTCACTGGTTATCCGGTCGCGACGACCTCCGTGCTGCTTGAAGTTTACGGCACCGGCGCTGCGGTTCCGACCCTCGATGGTTCGGGAATTCAGGCCGCGTATCCTTCCGTGCCCGCGAACACCACGCTGGATTATTACTTCGTGGTTCCCAACTCCGGCTCGCAGTGGAAAGTTTACAAGCCGGTCCATTACATTCAGCCTGATGGAGGAACTCAGACCACGGGAGTTTCCATCGGCTACGGCTTCGACTGTCTCTCGCCGGTATATCCTGGCGCAACGCCGGGTACGACCACGTACACCCAAGCTGCGGTTGCCAACGGAACCTACATGGTCCTGAACGGAATTCTGTTCCAGGCCACGCAGGCCGGGACGCAGAACACTGCCGCGACTTTCATCGGCTCCGCCGCGTTCCAGAACATCGCCAAGGGATCAACCGTCACTGACGGATCGGTTACTTGGACCAGCCGAGGTCGCGCCGTTCTTGTCCGCGCGCACTTTGAAAACTTGACCGCGACTGCGGCTGTGCCGGAACAGCAAAATATTGCGCTGTTCCAGCTATAACTCTCGACAAATTTTTACCCGAAACAGAAAAGCAGGTGCATTAAAGAAAGAAGTAAAACACAAAGTGCCAATCATCCAAGTACTTCTGATCCTGATTGTGGTCGGAGTTCTGTTGTGGCTTGTGAACACTTACCTGGCGCCCTACATCTGGGCTCCGTTTGTCAAGATCATCGATGTCATCGCCGTCGTGGCAGTGGTGTTGTGGCTTCTGAACATTTTCTTCCCGTTGGGGGCTTTGTTCGGAACTCACGTCGGCCACAGCCACGGTTACTGGCAGAATTGAAGTAGCAAGCGGTAGCAAACGGCAGCAGAAGTAAAATTCAATCGGAGGCAACACCATGAGCGAAGTAAAGGAATTTCCAGGCCCGGCCACCCCGCCGGTTCTGTCGCAATCGGCATCACCCTTGCCCGCACCAACGGCGCCAAAAAGCGCAATTCAGATTCACGAAGAGCAACTTGTCAGTCTGATCAAGCAGCGCGAACAGGCGATTGGAACGCTCCACTCAATCGAAGGCGCTTTGCAATACGCCCAGCACATTATTGGAGTGCTGAAGCGCGAGGCCGCAAAGGCCCAAGAGAGCCCGGCGGTACAGACGCTCGAAGAGCAGGTTGAGCAAGCTGTGGGCCAGGCGATTAAGACCGAGATCGAAACGAAGTAAAACGACCTTCCCTCTTCGCCCGGCGTCTGCTCAACGTCAGGAAAAACGAACTGGGATGCTCCGGCAAACGCCCCGCTGTGGTTGACCCCTCGGCGGGGCGTTTGTATTTTGGCCCACAAAAACAAGACTTTTTTGTCCATAAGTGAGGGAAAAATATGTCAAGCAATTCGAATCTTGTTCCCAACGTGAACGCCACCACGACTGTTCAGGCCATGATGGATCAATGCTCGATTGCGACAAAACTCCAACGCTTTTTTGGAATTGGTGGTATCGATGGCCAGCCTGCGTACCGGCTTTGCGACAATGTAATGCAAACCTTGCTGACCCGTAGGATGCCCTGGTGGTTTAACCGAGTGGACCTCGGGGAAGCGAATCCTGCCGCGAATTCTCACTTCCTAGTTTCTCAGATGGGTCTGCAAGAGTTTAAGTTTGCAGGAGCATCATGTTTTGTTTTGATAAATAGCGTCACCCCGGGTGGGCAACTTCCCGCTGGTGGTGCCGGAGTGGATTTGAATCCAGGCACGTACCAGAACGGTTTGGCAAAAGTTGTCTATGGCCCATTTAACGGTGGGAATTCTTACGGTCCGACCGGCAACTGGCAAACCGCCGGAATAATTTTCAACCCCGCGGCTGGAACTTTCACCGTTCAATTTTTGGACCCGCATCCATTTCAGGTTGGCAATATTGGGTCATCCGCATTTATCGTGGCCGGAGTTGTCAATCCCGCGTACAACAGCACATTCACGTACAATCAGCTTACGCAGACGAGCCAGTGGGTTAACACTTACACTTTGATCGCAATCCCGGATCAGTTTCACATCACCCTTGTCGGCACGCCCGGTCAGTACGGCTCGATCAGCAACATTTCCGCAACGGGCGGCGTCACGACAGTGAGTGTTCCGAATGCAATGTCGCCGGGCGATATTATGACGTTCGCGGGGATCAGCACGAATGCGACACTGAACGGGAAGATCGTTACTCTTTTGTCCGCAACGCCAACGGCGGTCACATTCACAACGCCGACAGGAGTTACGATTGTGAATGGCGCAGACGGAGGGACGATTTATGCCGTGCCATCTGGCGCCCCCGGTATTTGGAATTTCGGCTGGATTGAATCTGCCGCAGTCGTAGACATCAACAACAACAGTTTTCCGCTGCCTGTAACTCCGATTGATGCGGTGCATCGACTTGCGCCGGAGTACACCACGACCGGAGATTTACTCAACATTTCTTGTGAGCGCGATTATGGAAACGGCGTGGTGAAATTCCGTTTGTCCGAGCCAGTGAGTACGTATCCATATGCGTTCAACATTGTCTATCAAGCGAAAGCTCCAAAATTTACATCCCCTCAAGATATATTCCCGTGGCCGGATGATTTATCGTACGTGCTCTACGAAATGCTTTTGTTTCAGGGCATGCGCGTGGCTTACGGACTTTCTGCGGCGGAGACTCAATCACAGATGCAGATGGCTGCTCTTGCGGTACAGCGTGCGCTGGAGTCCGAAGACAGGGCCGACAATGTCCAATCATTGACGCCAAATTTCACCTTGATGTAGTAGCTGACTAATTTAAGACTCTTTCAACCATAATCAGAGGCCATTCCTCTGTGCGCATTGGGAAATCCATCCACATCCGCCACTTTTGGCTGCTTTGTCTGCCATGGTTATCGGTGTGTTTTGGCCTTTTCCTGAACGCCGTCGTCTTGGCCGCGAATCATTCGCAAATGCCTGTTCACGTTTGGGCCGGTGACTGCAGCGCTATCCCGGATGGCGACACCATCCATGCTTGCATGACCACAGGGTCGCACCTAAAAGTTTTGTCGGATTGGTTTGTGCTGCCCGAAAACGGAATTTACAGTCCTGGCGACTTCTTCATCTGGCTGTGGGACATATCCTGGGTTCCGTTTGGGATTGCTTGGTTTGTGCTGCACTGCATTTCGAGGGACGAGACGCTGTGAGAATTTTATTCATTCTGAAAAAGCAGTACGGCTACGGGGACTTTGATCTGAACCAAACGGGGTCATCCGGGGTCTTTTCTTCCGGTTTGTCTAACTCGGTTCGGTTTGTGGTTGGTATGCTCCAGCAGAGTGGGGTTGACGCGAAGTTCGTGGACGTTGTAGACAACAACGACATTGACCGCGAGGTATTCAAGTATGCGCCGACGCATGTAGTTATCGAAGCTTTGTGGGTCATTCCTGAGAAATTTGTGGTACTGACCCGGCTATACCCGGATGTAGTTTGGGTTGTTCGTACACACAGTGAGTTGCCATTCTTGGCTGGCGAGGGAGTCGCGGTAGGTTGGCTCATTCAGTATTCGCGAATACCAAATGTTTTCGTGGCCTCGAACTCTGAAAGAGCTTGGCACGGTATTCAGTCGATTCTGAGTGGCGCCGATGTGCCTAAGCACAAAGCCATCTATTTGCCGAATTATTATCCCTTGGCCGGGGGACAGGAGGTTCACCGGAAGTTTGTGTCTGGTCCTCTAAACGTGGGTTGTTTTGGCGCGATCCGGCCACTGAAGAACCAATTGATCCAGGCCAATGCCGCTCTCAATTTCGCAGCAAGTGCGGGTTTGGGTCTGCATTTTCATATTAACACTGCCCGACTGGAGCGTGGGGCTGAGTCGATACTGTCGAATTTGAGAAGCTACTTCGCGAATCGCGAAGACGCGCGTTTGATCGAGCACCCTTGGTATCCACACGCTGACTTTTTGAATGTTCTGCGGCAGATGGACTTGGGGATGCAGGTTTCGTTTTCAGAGACGTTCAATATCGTGGCCGCCGATATGGTTTCGGTCGATCTGCCAATTGTGGTTTCTCCTGAGATTTCATGGGCTGCCGGTGGGTCCAAAGCGAACCCGACAGATGTAGACGACATTGTTTCGAAGATGGGAAACGCACTTGGCCGGTTTCGCGGGCCAAGGTTGCGAAAGCAAAATGCCAAGTCTCTGCGACAGTACTCCGCTAAGTCGGAACAGATTTGGCTCAAGTGGCTCGGCGAGGAAGATTCGTAATGATCACTTTGACAGGGGGCGGCTTCCAGAATGCATCCGGTTTGTTTGTTGCCAATGGCGCCGTCAGTTTTTCGCTCAACTGTGACGCGACCGTAATCGCGGCTCCGTACGGGCTCGTCTCGTCTGAAATTCCGGTTGTATTCCAGTTGGACGGCAACGGCAATCTAATTCAGCCGTGCAAATTGTACAGCAACAAAGAGTTGAACCCGCAGAATTTGATTGGGCTCGGAACATATTACTTGGTTACGTTCTACGATCAAAACGGTTCGCGACTGAACCAGCCTATGTGGTGGCAATTTCCCGAGGCCGCTGGCGTCACCGTAAATATCAGCAACATGACCCCGGTTTCAACAGTAGGAGGAAATGTGATTTTTTATCCAACGCCAAGTTTGGGCGGGAACACTACGGTCACGCAATTGACCGTGGCCGCGCCCAATGCTGGACCTTTTCAGGTCGCACACGATTTGGGCCAGGCACCCGATGCCGCAAGTATTCTGGAAACGCTCCCCGGCGGTTCGATTTATTGGCAGAACCCTCCGTGGGACGCTACATACCTTTATTTGGTCGCCTCGGACGCGGGACTCAATTGCATCGTTCAACTTTGGACCTAACAACATGAACAAAACTATGCGCTCGATCATCAAACTTTTCTTGGCTGCGACTTTGGCTCTGGTGTCTGTTGGACCTGCGTTTGCCCAGACTCCTCCGCTCCAGCCGTTCAACGCAAAGTATTTGGGTTATGCGGGCACAGGGGGCGGTTCGGCGAACGCTCAAACTGTGACTTATTCTCCAGCGACGACTTCCTACACTGTAGGACAGTTCATCACTTGGGTACCTGTGGCCGGAGACACTGGCCCCGCGACTTTGAAAGTGGATGCTTTGCCCGCGTACCCAATCGAAAAAGCTGGGGGCAATCCATTGGTCTTGGGCGACATCGTTACGACCGTGCCTGCCCTTGTTGAGTACGTCGGCTCTGGTTTTTTCTTGGTTAATCCTCAGACTGGCGGTGGCGGTGGGGGTGGTAGTGTTAATTCGGTTAGTTGTGCCAATTCCAATTGTTCGGTGGCTCTGGGCACAACCAATCCCGTAATCACCATCAACAATGCTCCTACGGCCACCTCTCCGGCAGGCACGCCTACGACATGCACGGGCGTTCAGGCTGCACAGGGCGTGGGCGCAAATTTTAACGCTGTTGGCTGCTTTACGCCAGCGGGCGCCGGTAACGTCTCCAATTCTGGAACACCCACGGCGGCTCAGATCGCTATGTGGGTGAATGCTACGCAGATTCAAGGTTTGACGACTCTTCCGTGCGCAAACTTCCCGGCGTTAACGGGGGATTTGACCACAAGCGCCGGGTCTTGCGCGGGCACTCTAGCGACGGTCAATTCCAATGTTGGGACGTATACAAACGCGACCATCACGGTAGACCCGAAGGGTCGAATCACGGCTGCGTCAAATGGCAGCGGAGGAAGTGGGCCGGGCACCGGGACGCAGTACGACGACGCATATTGGGCCACAACTTCCACGCTCGGCAGCACCCCTGCCCCTCTGACGGGCCAAGTAAAAACGGGCGTTAACGGGGCGGCGGCGACATATCAATCAGCGGGAATTACGGGCCGCAGCGTGAGCGGAACGTCGGACACGATTCTTTGCGACTCCGGTACGGCTACTCGCGACCGACTGACCACGATCAATTACACAAGCGGCAGCAACGTGGCCGTTACCTTGCCCGCTGCCGGTTCTTCTGGCTGCGGAAATAACTTCACGTTCGCGGTTCTGGTAACCAATACGGAAACCGTGACGGTTACGCCTACAACTTCTACACTGACGGTTGTGGACGGCGCAAGTTCAAGTACCGGAGACGCCTCGGTTGCGCTTCCGCCAGGCTCCTATGCCACATTTAGTTCTCCAGACAACACGAATTACATCGTGCGTGTGGTTGAAGGCAACGCCAGCCAAGTGAATGGACTGGTGATTCCGACATCGAAGCCCGTGGTCGGCACCAATGTCTCAGGGCAGTTTGTGGCTTCGACGGGGCACAATATTGGTACGCCGCTAAATTGTTCTGATACTTCAGGCAGCAGCACCGCGCAAGTTTGCACCACCGTACCCACATTCGTGCCCGCCAAAGGTGATGAGATTATTTATTACACCACTACGGCGAACTCCGGCGCGCTTACACTCAATGTCAATTCATCGAGCGCGGCTGCTGTGCAAAAATGGCTTGGGACTGCTCTGGCTTCGGGAGACGTACCGGCGAATAGGCCCGTGCTGATGACATACGATGGTACGCATTGGCAACCGCAAACAATCGGCAACGCTCCGAGCGGTGGCGGTGGAAGTCCCGGTGGCTCAAGCGGGCAGGTTCAGTACAACAACGCGGGAGCATTCGGCGGCGCGGCGGGCAGTTCGGTTGATTCAACCGGAGATGTAACGCTAGGAGCAAATCTACACCAAAAAGGCCCGTCTCCAACTTTCGACGTTACGGCGTACGGCGCGTCAGGCTCAAATAATTACACCACCACTTCAGGTACGGTAAATGGTGGCGCAACAACTATTACACTGTCCTCGGCGATTGACTTCGCCAACGGTGAAGGTTTGATGATCGGGGGCGCCGGTCCTGTCAGTACATTGGCAACGCCCACGGGCGCGGCGGGCGTGATGATCGGCGCGACCGGATCGACCTCGCATACTTATTGTATTTCCGCTATCGACTCTCTGCGCGGGGCGTCGCCAAAAGATTGCGTCACTATCTCGAACGAGCCTTCGACACTTACGGCCACGGGCTATCTCCAAGGTGCTGTAAATCTCCCTCCCAACACGCAGTTCATGGCGATTTGGAAAGATGGTGCGGAGTGGCAAACGTGGTCGGCTGAATTGCCGCCGATTTACACCATTACGACAATTACAAACACCGGTGGCGTCACCACGGCAAACGTGAATCAATTTAAGCAGTTTGCCCCGCACGGCAACTACGCCATCATAGGCAGCCAAGTTACCGTTACCGGCTCATCCGTCTCCGCCTACAACGGCACATGGACGGTAACGGGCGCGTCATTCAATACCGGAGTGGGCAATTTCCAGATTACTTGGGCGCAATCTGGTTCTATAGCTTCGGGCTCCGGCGGAGCGATGCAAGAGCCGTGGGTTTGGATTGATCGCGGACAAGGTGCGATCCGCCAGTGGCCGACGGACGTTCCCTCGACGCCTCCAACTTCGGCCACGGCTGGCCGGTACATCGGCACAATCACGGCTGGCGGCGGGACAACGAGCGTGACAGTGACACCGGCCACTACGACGACAGTTTCGGGGGGCGGGGTAGTTCGGCATGATGAAACTACGGCCTTCAATGCGGCAAACTTGGCTTGCGGGGGAACTTCACCGAACTGGGTCGGCGGCATCGTGTTCGTTCCACCGGGAACCTATAACATTTATGGCGTCCTTTCGTTTCCCAGTATCGGATTAAATTGTGCGTATCAAGTAGCGGCTAATGTCATCACGGCAAACACGAACGTCCTCTATGGCGGCTGGTCAATCCACGGAGTAGCCGGAGGGGATACGATCCTGCCCTATGACACGTCGCCGGTAGCTGGATGGGCAACGCAGGAAAATGGATCGAACACCAGTCCAGTGTGGGAGATCGCAGGCTCTGCGGTGACGATTGAAAATCTATTCGGCGGAGTCACAAACCAAAAGTATATTCTTACACTCCCGAATTTGGGCGGCACGATCCTCCAAAATATTCAAGTAGAGGAGAATTACGTCGGTAGCGGCTACTCTCCTGGGTACGGGCCTCTCATCCAATTTGAAGATTCCTGCTGCAAAAGCCGCGTTACTGGCGGAACCCTGGGCGGCAACAACGACCAAGGGCCGGATGGAATTGACGACGTTCTATCTTTCTTGGGTTTTGAGGGTGCTCCAATCTCTACAACTGGAGCTTCAAATATCGACATGGTTCGTGATATGTCGATGGCTGACGGAGGAATTTTCCTAGGTGCCGAAACCTCGACAGGTGAAATGGGCAACGTGGAGGATGAGGATAATTTGCTGGAAGGCGGGGATTCTTCTCTCGTAGAGATTGATTCCAGAAACGTCTCCCTGCTCAATATTCAAATCAATCAGAGCGCCCCATCTGACGAGGAAACCACGGACGAACCTCTCGTCAATATTCTCGGATACGAGGAGCCGATCACGGGCATATTTATCTCCATGAGTCAGGCGGGGGCGGATAGCTGGACAAGCTTTGTCGGCTCGACAGTTACGACGAACGCTTACGGTGCCGTCGCGCCGTGCATCAGCGGCTTGACGGTTATCGGCCAGCAGGGGAACGGCCCGGTCTACGGAGGCACGGCAACCTCGTGCGGCATTGTTGCAACCCTTGGCACGCAGGGATTGATGGCGAATCGCTACTACGCAATGGACCCCCAAGCATCTATCTATAGTCAACAAGGCGGAGGATATGTTGTTGGGTTACAGCCGCCTTCGGGCTGTACGGTAACTCCACACACATCGGGCGGCAGCCTAGCCGATGGAACCTACGCCTATATTTTTACGGCGCTTAACGGGCTTTCCGACGCTATTAGCGTACCGTATGAGTCGTGGTGGTCAGTAGCGGTCACAGCTACACTTACTGGAGGCGGCGGCAGCGGATATATGTCTGGAAGTTGCACAAACAGCACCGGGGCTACATCCTACAGAATGTACGGTCGCACGGCGCTGAATGCTCCCGACAGTTTCACTGGCTATATCGCTGGAGCGAGTTTCCCACTGTCCGACACCGGATCGCTGACGGCTGGAAGTTTGCCGGTCACGTATCAGCCGAACGGAAACGCGGCAGTTTGGAGCATTACCGAAGCGGCTGGATTAGTGGACTTGGGCTTGACCGAAGATTTCTCGAAGGCCCAGTGGCTGAAACTTCCGACCAGCGTATTTGCAAGTCTGGTTACGTGTGCATCTGGATCGAAGGGTGAAACCGCGACCGTGACAGATTCGACCACGAACACCTGGGGAGCGACGATCACCGGAAGCGGCTCTGATGTCGTGCTGGCTTTCTGTGATGGGGCGAACTGGACCGTCGCCGGAAAATAAAATGGACACCGCTTTGCCATGTCCGTGCCGCAATCCAAATGGAAGAATATCCACACCCGTATCCTACGGGTGTGTTTGTTCATTCTGGGAATGTTTGCGTTCGCTCTAGCATGGGAAAATTTTCTAGCGATGCTTGTGGACGATCCCGGTCCTTACCGCCAGCGTGATTTGTATTTCTTCCTCGGCTACCTGACCATCCTTCTGGCCGCGTTTACTACTCGCCGCGCATTGCGCAAAGAACAAGACTTTTCCAACCATAAGTGAGGGTACTCCCCTCCCACTAACATGGCTACACGTGTCTCACAAAGCGAGCCCTCTCTTGAAATAAGTTTTTTTATTTCAGGTTGGTACACGTATCGCAATCCTCTTTTTGCCCCGTTCAAAAATATCGGAATTCAGGTTGTCAGTTTCAAGGAGCCCGTCATTGACGGGCTACAGTTCGAATTATCCGACAAATTGGAATGGATACGCCGCCCAGGCTTTTCCGTCTTCTGCCCGATTCCTCTCCCCGACGCGGAAATTGTGAATCAATTTTATTCTACGCGCACTTTAAGCGATGTCGTAGTCCCTTGGGTTGACACTACACAGCGCTTGGCAATTTTCTCCGACACTTCAATCACGACCGTTCTCAACAAAACCACAACCGCGCAGGGCTACGTTTCCACCATCGGGAACATGACCTACTATTCCGATGGCGCTTCCGCAGACTTGTACAAATTCGATGGAACCAACTTGAGTGCGTGGGGTTTGGCCGCGCCGACAGTGACTCCGGTTTCATCCGGTATGGGTTTCTGGCAACAGTACACCAGCTATGGTATCGGCGATTCTTTGCTGGACCCAAATGGCAATGTGGAGTCTTTGTCAGGCGTTGTCGTAGCGAACGGATCGTTTAGTTCGCCGACGGATTACGAAAACTTACCTTTGGCGGGAAGTACGTCGAATCCATGGGTTAACGAGTACGTTCAAATCGCAACAGTACCTGGCTACGGGTCGTATTTGTTTTTGGAGAGTTTCAATTTCAATATTCCCTCGACCGCGACCATCGTCGGCATCGAGTTGACCTATCTGCGCCAAGTTACTTTGGCGAGTGCGGTGGATCAGTCCATAAAGCTGGTAATCGGCGGCGCCGTTGTCGGCACCGATCACGCGTCCGGCGCCCCTTGGAGCGAGACTGGGTACACCTCAATCACATACGGTGGCCCCACTGACTTGTGGGGTGCGACTCCTACGCCTGCGCAAATTAACGCTAATGGGGCGACCGGGTTCGGCGTAGCAATCTCTGGAAATATTAGCGCGATCACTGGTGCGCACGGCGGAGCCATATTTGTAGAAGGTACCACCTATGGTACCAACCTGCCCGTGGTCACTGTCTACTACACTCTGCCCTCGGGAGTCTCTGCGCCCGGCATCTCCGGCGAGAACGAACCTATTTGGCCGACGACAATCGGCACGGATGTGGCAGACGGCGGAGTTGTCTGGACAAACTACGGGCCGATTGAGACTTGGTACCCAACGACTTACTATCCGACACCTGTTGTGATTTTGGATAACAACGGCTTCCTACAATTGGGTGCGTCGGCCAGCAATGTCATTGATCCTTGGAACTCCGGGGTTACTTACGCTGCCGGGCAAATTGTGGCTTATGGCGGTTCGTACTGGACTTCCGTGTTCAACGGATCGAATACCGGCATCGTTCCCACCAGCGGTTATACGGTAGCGACATTGGCGGGCTCCGTCACTACCACGGTTCCATACTGGGTTGAAACTCAATCTCCGATCACCACCGGAAGCATCGCGCCGGTCTGGAATACAACAATTGGCGGCGAGACTCAGGACGGGGACTACACTTGGACGAACATCGGCCAGGGGACTGGTCTTGCTTTCACGGGATATAGCTATGTCTATGGCTATCGCACGATCTATGGGCATCTGACGACCAGCAGCCCGATCAGCGACAATACTGGCGCGATTTTGGGGCCGCTGAATGGCGCGATCACAAGTTTTTCCATTGCCAGCAATATCGTGACTTTCAATGGCAACAACAACTTTCTTCCTGGAAATGTTTTCACTGTCTCCGGTCTCACTGTTGGAACCTACCTCAACGAGGAGTCCTTTACCGTTTTGTCCGCCGTCCCTTCGGCTTCGTTTCCACTCACAAGCGTCGCGGTAAGCGGCTCGAACGTACTAACCATCCTTGCGATTAACAAATTGGTCGCCGGACAGAAAGTTACTTTCTCCGATGTCAGCGTAGCTACATTCTTGAATGGGCAGACAGTGACCGTTTTGCCCGGTGGACTTTCGGGCACTCAGTTTGAAGCGAACTTTACCCATGCTACCTACGGTGCCACAGCAGACGCAGGCACGGTAAACGTCAATGGCAGCTTCACGGCCAATTTCACTCACGCCAACGTCTCTAACACCGTGGACGCGGGCTCGGCCATCCCGCTGATCTCGACCGTGACCGGCGTAGGAACCGGGTCTCCGCTGTGCAACGCCAGTGCCAACATCACAGCCGTTTCCGTATCCGCCAACGTCGTGACAATTATGGCTTCGAATAATTTTCAGCCCGGTCTTTGGGTTACCATCGATGGCCTGACCTCGGCTTCGTTTTTGAACGGGCAGCAATTTCAAGTAATCTCCGTTGATCAGCCAATCGGAACACTGAACACCTATTTCCAGATTTATTTCGAGTGGCCGAATTACACACAGACGGCGGACGCAGGCATCGCGACATTCAACGCCATCGAGATTTATCGCACCTCTGATGGCGGAGGCATCTATCTATTTTCCGGGGCAGCGACGAACCCGGGTGTGAACGCCCAGTGGTCCTACAACGATTTTGTGACCGACGCGGATTTGGATATTTTGCTAGTTGCTTCGCTGGATCATCAGAACGATCCCCCTCCTGGTGCGCCAGGCTCTATCACTACGCCTCCGGGAGCGGGCGCATTTACGGCATATTGGCAGGGCCGATTGTGGATGATTGTTGGCAACTACGTTTATTTTGATGCAGGCCCGGATTGTACCAACGGTGTTCCTGAAGAATCATGGCCGCCAGCCAATCGTTTTCAATATGCATCAAAACCTTTCGCGTTGGTTCCAACTGCGGATGGCTTGGGCCTCGTTGTATGGGCCTCGGATCGGACCTATGAAATTCTGGGCGGCCCTGAGACGATTTCGTTCTACTCGCCGGATGCATTGAGCAATTTCGGAATTCTGAACTCCAATGCGATTTTTCGGGATGGGTCGATCACCGGGCAGTTCACGACTCAGAAAGAGTATTTCGAGTTGATCGGCCAAGAGAAGCAGGAAATTGGCGAACGCATTGCCGACTATTTGACGGACAACTTCGACCCTAAACGGTCATACGTTACCATGCACCGGGACGGCTTGGATGTCGGAGCGTTCATCAGCAACGGCGTGGACAGAATTGTAAGGTACGGCAGCAACATCGGTGCGTGGAGCGTGCCTGCGTTCCCAAGCTTTGGCGCCGGAGCACTGAATTCAGTTGAAACTTCCGACGGTGTGTACAGTTTGATGCTAGGCGCGCCGACCGGGGGCACTACATCTATTCTCGGGCCGCTCAATCCAGGCACTGGCGCGAGTGTCGCTGGTTCAGGAACGGCATGGTTGAATCCAAGCAACATTACGTCGGGATCAGCGACTTCGTACACGACGGTTACATTTGGTGCAGCGGGATCGTCTCAAATTTTGCGGGCGCTCAACTATGCGGTCAGTCAAATTCCGGCCACGGCGGCGATTCAAGGAGTCCAAGTCACTGTCGTTGGCAAACAAACCGCACCTTCGGCGAGTTTGAGTTTGGAGATTACGCCAACGAATGCGGCAGCCGGAGCGGAGACTCATACGTTTTCGTTTGGGACAAGCAACACAACTTTCGTTTTCGGCGGTCCGTCGGACTTGTGGGGGATGCCTTGGCAGAGCCCGGCGGCGCTGCTGACGACTCCGATCAGTTTTGATTTGACGGCCACATTCGCGGGGTTTGCCTGATGATTACTTTCAATCGATTCAGCACCTATTCAGTTACGGCCACTGGCGACGATCTATTTCCCTGCCCGGCTTCGAGCGGAAATCTGCTTGTGGCGTCCATCGTTTGTGATGGGGCAATTACGATTACTGAAATTGGAGACTCTAAAGGCAATGACTGGACTTTACTTGGTCCCGTAAACTCCGATGTGGGCGCCGCGTATCTTGCATATTCATTGAGCGCGTCATCGGGCGTCACAGACTTGGAGATTATCAGTTCGGGGGCCGACGGGTCGAGTGGTATTTCTGTCGGTCTTTACGACAACAACAGCCTCACGGGTGGTCTTTTCGATGTATACGCCGTTTCGGCCCTGTCGTATGGCGGTACGCCACAAGGCTCGCTCTCTCCTACCAGCGGGGGAATTGTAGTTGCGTCTCTGTCTTTGGGTGCGGCGGCATCTTCGGTAGATAGTCCATTTACATTCGAGCCCATCAGCAACGCCGCGCTAATAAACCCAGCGGCCACGGCGTGCTATTTGAATCCGGCTGCGGGTTTTGTCACGGCCTCTTTCCCGGTCAGCGGGCCTCCGATTTACTGGTCCTCGATCATTGCTTCTTTCAAAGAGGGCAGCATCCCCACGACGGCTACGCCAACGTACATGCCGCCAGCGGGAACGTACGGCGCGCCGCAATCCGTGGCGATTTCGTGTGCGACATCGGGCAGTACGATCACGTATACGCTGGATGGTTCGACGCCGGTTCCGGGCTCGCATGGTTCTGTCTACTCCACACCGATTTCTGTTTCAACATCGTTGACGATCAAAGCCGTCGCGAGCGCGCCAGGATATTTGAATAGCGCGGAAGCCGACGCGGCATATGTCATTTCGGCCATGACTGCAAACCCGACGTTCGCTCCGCCGCCGGGCATGTATGGTCCTGCTCAATCCGTTACCCTTACCTGCGCGACCCCGGCCAGTACGATTACATACACGATAGACGGCAGTACGCCGGTTCCGGGTTCGCACGGTTCGGTCTACGGCGGCCCGATCACGGTTGCCACGACCACGACGATCAAGGCAATCGGCAGCGCCCCGGGGTACACCAACAGTGCCGTGGTCACCGGGACGTACGTTATTGAAGGTGCGGCGGCGACACCCATACTGGCGCCGGGAACGGGTGTATACGCTACGGCGCAAACCGTGACGATAACTTGCGCGACGCCCGCAAGTACGATCACGTACACCACCGACGGCTCAACGCCGGTTCCAGGATCACACGGCGCCGTATATACGGTACCGATTACTGTTTCAGTATCGGAGACAGTGAAGGCCGTGGCGAGTGCCGGGGGGTATCTCAATAGCGCTGTCGCGAGCGCGATGTATACGATTGGCAACCCGGAAGTTTTTGTGGCCGAGGTTCAGATCACGATTACATACCAGAATCCTGGAAATTATTTGTACGCTAGAGACTTGAATTCGTGGGGAGACGGCGGAGCCTACGGCGCGAATAACGGAACACCATACCCGGAAACAAATATCGTGATCGGAAGTATCACGCTTTCTCCATTAGGTGGGGAGGCGCTTCCGCTAGAGCATGTATGCATTTACTGCGACGCTGTGGGAACGGGAGATTTCGGTGGCCCAAGTGTCCCAGAACTTTGGGTGATGCCTAATGAAATTTCCGATACGGCGGGAATTGGTTTCGTTCAGTTGCCTGAAGTTTTACAAGAGCCTCCGATTGGGCAAACGTGGCCTAGCAAATCTATTCAGGCGCTGAGATTTCCAGTGAATATGGCTAACTCCGCCCTAATGTCACAATTGGTACATTCCGTCCAAGTTAAGATCAGGTTTGAGCCTGAAAACGCTCCCAACTGCGTTAAGGGACTTTCGTTCAAATCTGACCAGAAGGTATAGCTATGGAGACTCAACCTAAATTCCCAAAATCAACTCCGACCACGTCCATTCTGTGGCCGTCGGATGGAAGCCATCACACTAACCAGTTGCAGCAGCAAAAAAGTTACTCTGTGCCGCAGGTTTCGAATGTTCTACCAACCACGCAGCCGTCTCGGCCATCCGTTTCGCCGCGCACGACACCGAAGCACGTCCGCAATGTTCGCGTCGTAACTCGAACCGTCGCGGGCCAAAAAAATGTTACGGTCGCGTTCGTCCATCCCGGCGGAGATAAATTTTTTCAAGGGGCTCGCGTGTACCTGAAGCGCGCGGGAAAAAATCCAGTGCAGGTTGCTGCGGGATCGAAATCGCCGCTAACTTTCTCTGTGCCGAACACTCCAATCCCACACTCAATCGTGGTCACCTCCGTCGGCCCGAGTGGGGAAAGCGATCTGTTGTCGAGTCCGAGTCAAAGAGTGCGATTGGCGTAGAATAACAAGACTTTTTCAATCATATAGAGGACTCTCTCATGCCGGATTGGAAATTTCGTTTGGCCGAACCTGCTGATGCGGAAGCGTTTAGCGTTTGGGCCAGCCAGAACCCGCAAATCGACCCCAAAGATTTGATCTCGGGTCTGAAGAAAACGAACCCAACTGTGCTTACTTTTGCCGCCGAGAAAGACGGCGTTGTTGTCGCGTTCGCGCCAGTTTTCTTGTCCGCTGTAGTTGCCCATCTCGGGTTTAATCCCGAAGCGCGGGCATCGGAAAAGTTGCAGGCATTGAGTGTGCTGAAGGCCGGACTTGAGGCTTTCTATGTGCAATATGGAATTCGTTCGATAGAAACTTTGTCTAAACCTGATTATGGAGTTGCGAAGTGGGCGATGAAAAATAATTTCGAACTCCAACATCGAAACCTTTTTGTGCTCGACCTCAATAAAGAGATGGCCGGGCCAGAGTCGGTGGTGCAACATGTGCAGTGATTCGGCAGCCGTAGTCGCCTCTGATTTGGCTTTGCAAAAAGCGCAGACCGCGATGACGACCACATTAAACTCCAACTACGTGACAGATTTCGCAGAACAACAGGGAGTTTTGGCTCAACAGCAGGCGCGGTTGAACGCGATGGCGGCCAACCCCCTTGGATATTCCGGTCCTCAACTTGCTGCGGCCACGTCCGCGATTGACACCAACACCGCGAACGCGGCGAAGTCTGCAATTGGCGCCGCATCTGCTTATGCGGCAACGCACGGCGCCGCCGATGTTGGTTCCGGCCCAACTGGTCAACTTGCCGGAGCCGTTGCCTCGTCTGCGGCGCAAAGTAAGGCTGCGCAATTGGCTTCGCTCAGTGAACAGAATCAGTCAATGAAGCAGCAAAATTATTGGAATGCGATCCAAGGGTTGAACAGTGTTGGCGCGCAATATGGTGGGTCCGGTGCGACTGCAATTGGCGGCGCAAATAATGCTGCGGATAGTGCCATCAACGCAGGCAGCGCGGTGGTGAGCGCGGATAACGCAGGATGGCAAGACCTTGGTTCCCTGCTCGGCGGGATTGGCTCGCTCGTGACTGGCGGCGCGGCAATAGCTAAAGATTTTACGCACGGTGGCTCTAGCTCTAGCTCTAGCTCTGTGGGCTAATTAACATGGCCGACAAAATAAACCTACAGAAATCGTATTCGGCACTGAACGAAAAGATCGCGCAACTTTTCGATGGCTCAGGAGTTTCGCGTTCATTTTCGATCCCCTATCTTTCACAGCCAATGGACGAGCATATCCAAGCTGTCGGCGCCGCTGCGGCAAGTACCGGCGGAATGGTTCGCAACTTACTTACCACCTATCACAAATCTGGTGGCAAAGGTTTCGGTTCTCCTGACGGCGAAACGGTGGCCCATCCGGTCGAGAAGCTGCGCACGACCATAATTCCCAAGGATTCCGACTCCGCAAAATCGGCGATCTCTGCCGCGCAGAAGCACATTAACAACGTCAAAAGTTTACTGGGCGACAACAACCCAGATGTCAAGACCGCGCAGGCTCAATTGGATTTGGTGAAGAAAACCGACGGTGCTGGGATGAACTTGCTGGATTTCGGTGTACTTTTGCAGCAACTGGTTTTTAAGCCAAATCAAGATGTCGCAAGGGCGCATAGCGGTGTGAAACCTGGCGGGCACGCTCCGCAGCTTCGAGCGCCAGGCCAGCCCCAGGCCGCCGCGCCAGAGGAGCAGGAATCGCAGCCAGAGGCTCAAGGCGGCAATAATACGGGTTCGGGTGGTCCGGCAGACCAACCTGCGCCCCAAACTGCGCCTGCAGCCGCGCCCGCCCCGGCGGCGGCCCCTGCAGCGCCGGTCCAAGGATGATATTTTATGGCTGATCCGACACCAAATCCGACCCCAGCACCCGCTTCCTTGCCCGTGGTGTCTTCGCCCGCCCCTGTGTCTGCCAACACTGTGCCGTTGGTGTCGAACGCACCCGGCGCGGTTAATGCTGCCCCCACGAATTCATCTTCGTCTGGGGATGCGGCGGAGGCAGCGGCCCGCGACAGTATGGGCCGCGCTCAAGCTGCATATTCTCAAGTTCAGCAAGACGCAAAAATTCCGATTGTTCCTCCGACGGTACCCCATTCTCGCTTGCTAAATATGATAGCCGGAATTGGGGTCGCCCTGTCGGCTGCGGGCACCTCTGTTTCTTCTCATGGCCGCGAAGGTGGCGCGCCAGAAGTTCAGCAATATTATGCCAATCAGCAGCAGCAAAAAATTCAAGCTCAAGAGGCCGCGCAGGCGCAGAAGAACGCAAAGTTGCAACAGGATTTGATGGTTGCGGATACAAACGAAAAAGTGGGCCAGAATATTTTGTACATGTCTACGATTCACAACCAGATGACGCAATCGGATTTGGATGTTCAGGGTAAACAACAGCAACTTACTGCAGGCGCGCTGGCGAATCAAACTCAAGCTCAAGATATGTTCGACAGTCGCGGCCAAGTACCCCAGGGCTGGGGTGTCGATCCCAACAGCGGTCAGGTTTACCAACTTACGGGTCAGTCCAACACGCCCGCTGCTGCGCCCGCTGCTGCGCCCGCGAGTGGAGCCCCCGCGTCACCATCTGGTGTGCCTGCGTCAAATTCGACGGCTACTCCTGGTGCGCCAGCTACGACAAATGCACCTCCTTTGGGTACGGCTGCGCCTGCGGCGGGTCAACCCGCGACTGCGGTGCCCCAACCCGCGACTGCTTCGCCTTCCGCTGCGGCCACAGCCACCCCTTCAATATTCAATATGCGCCAAGGATATATTTTAGACGCTGCCGGAAAAGAATTACAGGACTCCAAAGGAAACGACGACCCCGTGGTAGCTATGGCTCGAAAAACATTGGCTGACCCGAACTCCACGCCGCAACAGAAACGCCAAGCCGTGCTCCTGGCGCAGAACAAGGCTGCACTTTCAGCGGATGCTGTGGCGAAGTTGACGGCCAAAGCCGACCTAGTAGCGAAGCAGCAATCGACGGACCCGCTGTTTAAGTTGGAAACCGACCCGAGTGAGATGGAAGGCGCGAAATCTTCGGCGGCGGTTCCGATGCTGAAAAACATGATTGCAACGGAAACCGATCCTGACAAAAAAGTCCGGGAGACTCGTTTATTGGCTCAGGCGACAAGTGCGCATCGCGCATATCTGTCGGATATGTACAGCGCAGAAAACGCTAAAGTGTTGGCCGAACAGGGAAATGTGGCCGACATTGGAAAAGCTTTGGCGGCAGGAGATGTTACTCTGGCCGATTTGAAAACCAACAAATTTACGCCGGGAGCTATTGCGGAAGCCATCGACGCGGCTAAGAAAATTAACCCTAGCTATAACGCCACCAACGAAATTGTCGGAGAGCAAGCGTTGAAAGAGCCGGGGAACCAAGTTTTCTACGGTTCTGCTCGCAGCCTTGCCCAGCCTGGTGGAATGCTTGACCAATTGAAAGCGGCCCACGATGCCCTTGGCAATACGAAGATTCCCGCACTCAATACATATTCTGATTGGCTAAAGTACCAAGCCGGAAGTCCGGCACTTGCGACCTATCGAGCCGCAGTGCTTGGTGCGGCGGATGATTACGCCAAGGTCATTGGAGGCGGAACTCCGACCGATTCTGCTCGGCAGGCGTCAGCGGACACGTTCATTTACAATCTGAACCAAGGCCAGTTTGATGGCGTTGTTGACCAATCTCGGGAGAATGTCAAGTCCCAAGTTAAAGGACGCATCGGCACCAATGGATATGTTCAACAGCGTGAGGGCGATATTCTTCAGGATAGCCCGGCATCGACACCCGCTCCTGCGGGAAGCGCCGCGAGTAAAGTTCACGCGAACCTCGGCGACTTCAAACAAGCCAGTGCTACACAAGAACACGGAATTTTGTACACCGACGATGGAAAAACTTGGTACACGAGCGACGGTAGTGTATACGGGGGACAGTAGTCATGCCTCCGCAACCATTTCCACTGCCTCCCGGCGCTACGCCTGCTGATTCGTCGGGCTCATCTTCCGCTGGCGGTACCGATACACAACAATTTCCTTTGCCCGCCGGTGCTACTGCTGTTGCGCCAAGCCAACCCGCGCAGGGAACACTCAGTGGGTTATTGAACGGCGCGCCAGGTTCCGATCTCGCCAAAGGCAAACAAGACGCCTCAAACGACATTACCGGCTTCATCAAAAACACTTTGAGCCCTCGTGGTATTTGGGATTCCATTCCTGCTGTCCAATTTACTCATCAAGTCGAACAAATTTTTCCTTTGATCCACCAATACGAAAAATCCCGGTCAAGCGGGGCTTCGGTTGGTGATTCTTTGCGTGCGGTAGATAATGTAGCTCGCCAGCATATGTTAAACATTGCTCCGGTGCAGAGTGTAGTGGACGCATTCAAAGCTAATCCTACCCGCGCGACCGCTCGCACCTTAATTGACGCAAGCACGGCAGCGGCTACACTTTTGCTGGGTGGCGGCGCTGGTGCGGACGCAGAAGCCGCGACTACGGATGCTGTTGTGCCGACGACCACAACCGCCGAAGCCGCATCCGCCGAAGCCGCATCCGCACCGGCTCGTCCGAATCCTTTCCGCCAGCGCATAGAGCAAGTTGCGGCTCGAAACGCGGCCAAAGCTCCAATCTCGGCGGGCGCGGAAGCCGTGACGGAAGGTCCAACCGTTTCCGATGTGCAGCCCCAGGTGCAAGGGGCCATTCGCTCAAGCGCAGACGCCGCAGCCCAAGATGCTGGCTTAAGGCCGGTCGATCCCTCTACTCCTATCCGCCAAGTCTATCAGGACGTGGGCGATCAGTTGCAAGCTCGGTCGAAAGCCACTTATGCCCAAATCAAATCTGTGACGGGCGTCGATATCAAAGATGATCTTCTGGGAAAAATCAAACTCAAGAATACCGGGATTCAAAACGCGATTACGAATGGCGATGAAGAACTTGCAGGCAAGTTGGAGCAGGAGCGCATTGGCCTAGAGAATCAAGTTGGCGATGCGATGACGAAAGCAAAAGCCGCAGGCATCGACGTTGATTCCGCTGCAGCGGACTGGAAGCGATATAAAGCCTCGTATGACATAAATAACCACGTCGTTGGTTCTACCTCGGGCGTCAGTGGAATTGGGGAAGGTGAGCAGGTTGATCCAAACAAATTGTCTCCTCGCCTTCAAAGAGCGTCTATCGGTAAAACTCCAGGCCGTCCTGGGCGTTTGCAGGAGTTTATGGGTGACGATTCTTCGCAGTCATTGCGAAACGCTGTCGAGCAGAGCCGGGTAAGTATCACACAATTTGAGCCCACGACTGCGACTGGGCAGAGAGCGCTGCAGGATATTTTGCAGTCCAACACTGGCAAAGGCTGGCTTCAAACTGCGAAACAGTCTTTCGGCTTCGCACCCAAGACGGATTATATTGGTTCGTTCCGCGATTTCAACAAAATGCCGACCGAAGACGCGACTGCGCAGTTTGGTGACGAGGCTCCCGAGGTTGGGAAATATTTGCAAAAGCAAGCTTTGTGGCAGGTAGGAAAAATGGTGGCTAAGGGAGCGACTCTTGAGGGGATTGCCCACCTAACCGGCGCCGACAAGGCTTTGTTGCATTTGATTTTTTCGTCGGGGCAATAAAATCCCAATAAAATCGCCTAGTACTCCTCCGCTTCTTTCCGTGTCAAAAAGAAGTGAATCCCATGCGAGCATTCTACACGAGGATCATTGTCCCATGAATCTGGCGTAAGGACTGCGCCGA